TATGCAGAGATAAACATTGTTAATCCCAAGTGGTTTATATACGTATAATTACCAATACAGTCTCCCCAGATTTTTATGTTTTGCCAAGTGGCAGGGTTATATAGCTATCATTTAACCAATCTTGATTCAACCTTTAGGGTTAAACCAAGCACATTATAGGATTTGAAATAAAAAGGGAATTTTTAAGAAACGTTAAGTGAGAACCAATATTCGCATTCGTATTCGAAGTGGAATTATTCACATTCAAATAGAAAGTTCCAGCATTCGCACCATTACTATAATTACCACTGGTATGAGCCAAACGAGAAGCATTCACATTCACATTATCGCAATTTTTACAATCCCCATTGAGCTTATACATGGTTTGTTTACAGTCGTATAGCCAACAAAGGCGAAAACGTAATTTTTAACTCGTCTTCGACCATATAACCCAAAAATTTTTTATATTTTTATTTCCTTGATTTTCTTTTCCCTTATTCTTCTTTCGACTTCTTGATTTATGTCATCTTCGGACGGATTATTTTTTATTATTATATTTACTTCGGACTCTTTGGGGAGTTCCCACTCCCCATAAGGTCACAAAGTATATTCTTGATTTTTGTCGTTTGTTTCAATTTGAATATTTATTTTCATTTTTTGATCGCGTGAAGTAAAAAGCCTTCGGCAGAGTTGAAGTGGTTGACCGTCGCAAGCGACGGAAAGGGGGGCTTCGCTTACGCTTCGCTAAAGGAACATTAAGCGAGAACCAATACTCGCATCCGTACCCGAAGTGGAATAAGCCACAGCCAAACAGAAAGCACCAGCATTCGCACCAGTACCATAATCACCACCGGCCCGAGCCAAACGAGAAGCATACACAAACACACCATCGCAATAATAAGTATTGTAGCTTGAATTATTTACCGTTCAAAGCGGTGCAAACATAGCTTTATTATCTCATGATATACTTGAAAGATCGTTTCAACTTGTTGTCGTTATAGTCACTCAAGTATTTTCGTATGGCGAACTTGTTGTTATATCTCCGGCGAATCCTTGAAGTGCTGTCCATAAATTTTTGCTTCAATCTGTGCAAATTCAACCAAGCCATTCAGAAACATTTCACCACCAGTTTTCAAGTCCGAATAATTTCATGTAGCTTGTTTGATTTCAAGTATTTCAACCAGTAGCACCCGCAATTGAATTACTTCATCATGACGCTTGTTTTGATCATGAAACGATTCATTGTCCGATAGTTCATTGAGAATCAATATTTCAATATTTCATCATATATAAAGCGTTTATATACATTCTTTGATAGAATCAAACTATGTCATAACCACCATTTCAAGAATTTCAATCGTTCGCCCTTGCATAACCTATAAAATCTCACATTGTGTGATTTGATTCGACTGTCGCACCCGATAAAGATTTCAAAACCGAACTTGAAAGACTTCATTCATAAACTCATAAATAAAAGGCGTTTTTCTTTACTGGGCTTGATAAAGTTCAACGAGAATGTGCATAATATTGAAATCATTCGTCTTCGGCGTTTGGATTATTTGTTATTGATAAAGTGCAAGTTGAACCACTTTTTGTCATTTTAATTCAACGAATAGGAAATTTTACCATAACATTATCTCATGAAGTCAATCATGATTCACTCGACATATTTGTTAAATCTACGCTTCAAGTTTCAACTCAAGAAGTGTTTAATCTTACTCACTCAAAACCGAAAATTGCGTCCCAGTCTGAACTTCCTTGCGTCATTCATTCTGCGTCGTCTTCGTAATCTACAAAAGCACTCGCTGGCGTTGAAGTTTCAGACCATTTAATCGTCCATGTGCTGTATCATCAATGAATATAATCAATAGTGTCTTCGGATTTATGATCCAACCAAACCCCGTCCGTATGTCTTCCCAAAGTTGTCAACTTCGCTTTTTCTCATAATGTTTTCAAATTTCTTGGCAACGCATAAGCACCAGTCGTTGAAACTCTTGTCAATAAAATATTCGCGAATCAATCTGAAACACAATATGGAATATTCGCTGTTTGTTTTATAGTTTCGTAATCGTTCGCCATTTTTAAATATTGGAATGCGTCGGATTGTTGCGTTGAATCGCAAGCGACAACATAATAATTGCTGGCGTTTACTATATGGCTTGCTTGATAAATAACAACGTCCAATAATTCTCATTCAGTTCAACCAAAAGATTCATTTAAAGCAACTGTTATTTCTTGATAAGAACTTGAAAATGTTGTATATGGCAAAGTAGCCGTTGCAATAACATTATTCGAGTCTCAATACCAATAAGAACTTTTTTTATTCGTATTTATAACTGAAATTCATTTCCTTACTTCGACAACCAAACTTGTTGTTGGTGATCAAGCCATTTTAACTTTTAATTTTAATTGATTGCTTGCCGTTCCGCTTCCTTGTCTTTGAATATGAATTTCCGTGCTTGCGTTTGTATCTCAAACGTTCGCGTCAACTGAAGCGTTGTCATAAGTTGTTGTCAACTGTCTGAACATTGGATCAGTTATTTCATAATAAGATCAAACGAGTCATTCATCTTCCAAATGGTCACTCGCACCGCTTTGACTTGCGAGATCGTCAATTTGAGTTTGAAGCGAATCGAGATTATATTCAACCGAAATTTTTGTCCATTTCGTGCTGTCAAATTCTTCGGGCGTTGAAACGGCTGTCGTGCATGAATATCTATCTCCTTTATACATTACAATATCTCAAATAGAATATGTTGCCGTGCTGTTGTATTCGTCCGCGATCGCTGAATCATTTACGGACGTCTCCAATTTATTTTGAATGTCTGCGACTTGTTCAGCTGTCCAATAAAGCGAAACTTTATCTCATGAATAAAAAGCGTGGGCTGTATTATCTTGACTTCTATTTGAAGCTGTGTCGTCTTGAACACAAATTCAAGCTCATCTCACGATCGTAAAAGAATTTTGATTGCTTGAAGTGACTTTCACGATTTCCCTTAAAATAACATTATCGTCGGTGTCGCAATGTTCCAAAGTTAAAAGGAACGGAAAAGTTGACGGAAATAAAGATTGATCCCCGTCTTTAATCAATAACGCTGTCGCACTTGCGGAAATGTCCGCTATTAAGGTGCTGTCCGCGTTGTTTGCGTTTTTGTAATTTGTAAACATTTCTAAATTATATTAAAATAAAAGGGTTGTTTAACTGCTTATTGCGTCCCGCAATGTTTCGTTTTCTTCCAAAGTCAACGTAATTTTTAACGGCGTATAAGATATTTTTTCGATCAATAAATCTTTTATTGTATATTCACTATTTACGACGGTCACCGTATCTCATGGAACGACACTTTCAATATCATATTCGTCATTTATTACGATCGTGCTTGCATTCTTCGGATTTGAATATTGTTCAAGATAATTATTTCAGAATTCGTCTTGCGTTTGTTCGTCAACTATGCTTTGTTGTTTATTATAAGTTTCTTTTATTCAATACGTGCTTTGAGACGTGAAATCTTGATATAATTTCGCCGTTCAATCTTTTCTTTCAACATATATTTTATTTATTATTGATTCCATGCTATAATTCAAATTCATACTTTCTACGACTTGTTGATTCGCGACAATATGGTTTGTTTGAGTAAATTTTTTTCTAAAATTAAACTTTCAATCCGAATCGACAAACCAATAATAATTCGTGATTTTATTTATTTCGTTGATCGCTTTCGTGCAAGTCACCGTATTATCAAAATCGACGCTTATATTTTCCGAATATGAATCAATTTGTCAAACTGTAATCAAATTTCAAGTATAATTATTATTGAATTTCGTGATTATTGCTGTCAATATCGTTTCAATTGTTCAAGAATAACTTCAAGTAAATAATATTGAATTTAATAAACTTGCGATTCATAAACAAGTTATTTGAATATATCATTTATTTATATCGTAAATTCTCGAAATCTGCGAAACAAATCACATATAAATTTGCTTTCATTGTTTATATTTTTCGCTGTAAAGAATTATTTTTATAATTTCTCCGCCGTGAAAAGTATTATCACCAAAACCCAACGCAAGATTTAATTGTAATTGTCATTGTCAACCGTTCACGTTTTCGGTGAAAGAAATATCACTCATGATCACGTTCGGATTTATCGTCGTTTGATAAATTCATTCTTTACTATAAACTTTTATGTCATATCTATTCATTACAAGAATAATTTTTTATAAATAAAGATCATGTCATAATTTACTAACGCACCCGAATTGACTTTTATTTCTATATGGTTCAATCAAGGTTCGATTATTGGAAACGGTCAAGAATAAGTGATAACGGTTCAATTTAATTTCGCGAGTTTTGTTTCTCCGTCGATTATTATAAAATCTCCGGCTTCAAATTCGTTCGAAATCGTAAATAAATATCAATTCATGTCAATTGAAAAAGAATTTAATCACGTTTCGCTTTTAATGATTAAATAAATTGACGGGTAGCAGTTCACTTTTCAAGAATAATTTAATTCGGTTGCGTAATTTCAAGAAATTCCCGTGTATGTGTTTGTGATACTCGTTAAATTGAAAGATAAAGGATTGACACAAGTAAAAGTTAAAACAACATTTTGAACGAAAGTTATATTATAATTTTGTCTTCAAAATTTTAATCCAGTCAATGTTGCTTCCCGTCTTCTTACGAGTCAATTTATAATTATGTCCAAATATCATTGCATTTTACTCGTTTGAAATTTCAATTCGTCAATCAAGTCGTTTAATCCGTCGGCGGTGTTTGAAGATAAACACATTGTGATCGTGATTGTTTTCGTTCTATAAAATTTATTCAACGCGTTTCACCCGTCGGCTCTTGGGAAATTATATGTTTCAAGTGCAATATCTCATAAATCGTCATGATCAGAATTTATAACGCGTCTTGTCGTTCAGTTGTGCAAGTTGTATCAATTAAAAATAAACATTCAACTGTCCGGCTCGACTCATCATCTTTTTTTTGGTGCGTTTCCTAATAACCCGCTGTTTAATAAAATGTTGTCCATTTGTTTTTTTTGCTTTTAATATAAATTAAGCGATCCCGAAATTCTTTTCAAGTTTAATCTGTCTCACCATTTCTCTTGCTAATTCTTGAATATCGTTTTCGTTTCTCACGCTCACTCATGAAATGTTTATCGTGATTCAATTATTATTCGTGATTTCATGATTTGGAATAATTGTTCAACTTTGTCTTGGAACGAATAATTCCGGTCACTTTTCTCAAACAAGATAAGTATTTCACATTGAAACTGGTCACCCGTTCGCTTTTCATCATGAAACCAAACTTTTTAAAGAAGCAACCGCACTATCATATTTGCTTTTTGCACTTGAAACGACGCTTTGTGCCGCACTTTTTACGCTATTCCATGCGTTTTTAATTCTTTCAACGACTCATTCAATAGCACCAACAAAACTTTCAACCCGTCAAAGAACGGTATTTATTCACTCGCTGAATTTTCCTTTTATATTTTCCCGCATTTGTCAAAACGCGTTCGTCAATGCCGTGTCTATCGCTTGTGCCATAGTGTTTCAAATTTCGCTGACTCTTTCCCGATCTCCAGTAAATAAGGCGATCCAAAATTCGAATCACAATTTTAATCATTCTCGCAATGCTTGAAATATTCCAATAACGGAATCTTTTATCGCGGTCACTTTTTCCGTGATCCGATTTCGTGCTTGCGTCAATTTATCTGCGATCCAATCAAGCAACGGTCAAAATAAATCTTCCGTCACTTGTTGAATTGTTTCTCGAGTGTTCCTTGTTAAATCGACAATTCAATTCCACGCTCATTCCCGATCTAATGTGAAAATTTTCATAATTATATCAATCGTTTGAAATGCTCATTCGAGAATTCAACCGATTATGTCTAATCACGCTTTGAATATATTTTCAACCGCGTCTCGCAAAACCGATAAAGCGGTCATTATTTCTTCGCCGTGTTCTTCCCAAAACGCTTTGATTTTATCAAGTCGTGGTTTTATAATGTCCGAAATTTTTCAAACTATTTCCGCCGTCTTTTCTCTAATTCATCAAAAATCTGTCGCCCGTGCGAGTGCAAGTGCGGCGATTCAAGCAATAACCAAACCAATTGGCGACATTAAAAGAGATAATCAAGAAGTCACACTCGATATAATTCAAGGCAACGAACTGAAAACAAAAATCAATCAAGTGATCGCTGTCGTCACCAATAATATTTTTGAAGCAAGCTCTGGATTTTTTTCGATCCAATCTGCGATTTTATTTATAACGGGTTGAATAGCGTCAAGAAGTTTTTGAACGACTGGCAATAATGCGGATCAAATTTTCGTTCAAATATCGACGAAAGTGTTTTTCAACTGTGCGAATCTTTCCGCCATTGTTTGTGCGGGTTCTCAAAATTCGTCAAGGGCTTTTCTTCATTCAACGAGTGTCGCATTTACTAATGCTTGCGTCTTTTCGGCTTTTGTCAATTCCTTTGAACTCTTTCATAATGTTTTTGCGTAATCTTCATACGCTTTTTCAGAATCGATAATAATTCAAAGGTTGTCCAAAATCATTGGACTTCATCTTCAAAGTCAAGTCACAATATCATTAAAAGATTGCGTGACGTCTTGTCACATTTGCTGTCCGTAAAGTCTCGCAATTTTCATCAAGTCCGTCATGTCGTCCGTGTTTTGCGTCACTCATAATTTTAATGCTCTGTTTGCAGAAAGCATTAAATCATATTCCGAAACGGCTCATTTTGACGCTTGCTTTAAAGATTTCAACATTGCGTCTCAACTTTCACCAACCGTTTTCGTTAAATTATCGAACGCGTTTTTCACCGGCTCAATGTCGGTTGCTTGTTTCACCATAACGGTTCATAATCAAACAAGGGCTGTCGTTGCTATTCCGGAATATTTTTTGACGTTCTTCAAACTATCGGACAATTTTTGAGAATTCTTTGAAATTTCGTCAAAAGATTTCGACGCTTGATCCGTAGCTTTTACAATAATTTCAAGAACTTTTGAAGACGCCATGAATTTTATTTTTTAGTTGATAAAGATTTTTGATTTTTCCTTTCGGCTCTTGCGTCCGCTCACCATTTCAACAATAGCAAATCAATAATTTCTTTCGGGGTGTTCATAAATTCTTCATGCGTCCGGTGGTATTTATCAATGATTATAATTTCCAATAATTCCGGATCGTTTAAATCTGATTTTCCCGTATTTGCTATTTTGTCGAATTCGTAAGTGAATCTATCTTTTTTTTTTCGTCAAGTCATCATGCGGTCGCTTGAAGTTCTCCTAAAACTTCGGCAACGTCTTTGAATAAATTCAAATCTGTTAAGTTTTCAATCCATTCTTTTTTCTGATCGTCTGTCATTTCGGTGTTTCAATTTATTGAAGCAACTCGAACTGGGAAAATGTCAAACGTCATTTGCATTTCGTCTTTGTCTTCTTGTCGTTTTCTAACAATACTTGAAATCTTTTGTCGTTCTTTCATGTTGATTTTTTCTTTGAAAACGATCTTGTCTTGTCAAAAGGTTTTTTCCATACTTATTATTTTTTAATAATTAAAACTTTATTCAATCACCGGAAGAATTACACAACGGCAATTCGGGTGCAAAGGTGGGTAAGGTGTAGCGGAATAATCAAGTTTCATTTCTCCGCCATTCACTCAAATTAAAACGTCTCATTTATCAAAATAATTTTCTCATAATCAAACGATTTTTCAATTCATCGGTCAACAATATTCGCAAACTCTTTCGTCAAGGGCTGTATATCGTTGCTTTTTCTCGACAACTCCACTTTCTTTTCGTCATAATTCTGAACCCCAATTTCACGCACGAACCGTTTCAGTTCTCACGATCAATTCTGCACGACTTGTTTTTAATTCCGTGAAAGTTTCAAGCAATAAATCTTTTCCTTGATCGAACGATAATCATTCGGACAATATCTTTTCGAAATTATTTTGTAATTTCTTGTTTGTGTCTGTGTCGATTGATCATGCGAATTTTTGAATATTTTTCATCAATTGTTTTTCTAACGAATCCGAAATAACGAAATCGTGAACAAGTCAAACTTCAATTAAGGCTTGTTCTGCTTCGGTTTTAACCAATTCGTTTTGAGTTTCTTTCAAGAATTGATAATAAATCAAAGCTCGTTTTTCAATTGATAATAAAGGAAATTTCATCTCCGCTTTTTTATCAATCTTTATTGATTTTCATTCTTTCACGTTTTCTTTATATCGAGTTTTATATTCTGAAAGAATTTCTTTTTGTTGTTTTTCAAATATTTTCTCGATTTTATCTAAATATAATTGATCGAATTTATTGTTTCTTTCCATTTTCCTTTCTCGATATTTTTGATTATATTCTTCAGTTCAACGAGTTTTCTCTTTAATTGATTTTTCAATTATTCAATCAATCTTTTTTTTTAATTCAAGATTTTTCATTATTGGTTGTTCAAATTCTTTGTCAAGGTCAACGACTTCTTGTTCAGCGTTTCATGAATCGCTTCATGCACCATACGCCCCCAAAATATATGCGGAACGTAATTTGTCACCGTCTTTAACTGGCGGAAGATTTCTCGTTGCACGAAACTCGTTTAAAGTCATTCAGTTTGCCAACCAATCTTGACGCGTTTGTTCGAGATCGTTTGGAACGATATTTACAAACTCAAACCATTTTCATTCTCCGAATAATTCATAATTTAATGATCGTGCTATTCTTTTTGCGAGTGGTTTCACAACTTGACGTGCGAAAATCTGCTCATAAGCACGAACGTTCAAATTGTTTCCGCTTCATTCTCAAAGTCCAATCATTGCTTTTGGAACTTTAAAGAATCATAATATTTCATCACGATTAAAGCGACGACTTTCAACGAAATCCATTTCTTTTTGACTTGGATTTACTGCTCTATATTTTAAACCACCAGTCAATATTCAAATTTTATGTGCGTTGTCAGTTCAACGATATTTCTGATCTCGTTTATTTTGGATTTTTTCAACATTTTCGGGTGAAAGATTTTGTTCGGTTTCAAGAACTCCGTCAACACTCGCGTTGTTATAAAAGAATTTCCAATTCCATTTTGACGCTTGATAATCTGCGTCAATTGCAGTTGCTATCGCTTGAACGTCTGAAAGTCAATCAATATTCAAAGGGTATGGGTAAAGCGGATTGAAATTTTGAATTGAAATTATTTCATCTACTTCGAACCTTTTTTTCTTATTTGGCGAATAATTATAATCATAATGATCAATCGCTGTTTTCGTATCGTTCAAAATTGCGTGAACCAAATCTGGACGCAATATGTGTAAATTTACGACTTTATTTCAAACCATATTTTTCCAAATATAGACTCACCCGTTTAATTTCATATAAGAAACAACGTTCAACAAAAATTCGTCCGAAATTAAATCAAGCAATGGATCATTTATTGGTTTTCATTTTCCGTCCGTGACTTGACGATCTAATTGGGAAACGGCTTGGGCGATAGTTCAAACCGCAACAAAACACCGTCATTTGTAAAAATTCAAATAATCGGTTTTTGAAAGTTTATGTAAATCACGGCTTGAATACTCATTAAACAAGTCAACGAATAATCAATCGTCAATTCAATTTCAAGACGTTTCAACAAACGCTTTTTTTGTTGAAAATATGTTTTTAATATTTTTGATCCAATCCATTTTTTTATTTTTTGGAATTAAAGGATTTCTTTTTTCAATTATTATCATTCTTTGAATCTTTTTCAACGTCTTTTGTTTCTTCAACCGGTGCGTTGACTTCTTCCGGCTTTCTGTCTTTTTCTCTTGGGAAAAATTTGATTTCTTTCATTTTGATTATACAATAGGAACTAAAACACGGCAATTTAAATTGCTTGATAAATAAAGACACGGTCATTTTTCCATGTCGATTTCTCCGAAATTTCCGTTTGTTGCGTCCACTTGTTGAACAACTCATCAAAGCGTCCAATCTTGATCGAACGCGTCAACCATTTGTTCAAAACAATTTAATAAAATGTCCATTGCGTCGGCACGGGAAATTTGATTCATTTCTTGAACGATCACAATTTGAAATATAAAATTTCTGTAATTGTTCGCCGTGTCTTCGTAAACGCTCGACATTTCAGACGGCTCGAACATTACAAAAGGAAATCCGGTTGCTTTTTGAGTGAAAACGCTTGACGCTTGAACGAAAACTTTTCCGTCTCACGTCAACGTATCGAGTTTTGATTTTATCGCATTTCTAACGTCTTGAATTTTTATCATGATTTATTTTATTATTTCATAAAACATTTGATCTATTTCTTTTGAGAATATTTCGTCAACTTGTTTTTCTCCTTGATCCACCGCACGATCCATAAACGGATTGGCTTTTGTTCACTTCTTCGCGATTGATAATCGCAAGACGTTTACGTTTATTCAATGACGGTTCGCCCACCCTTGCAATTTATCTTTTGGGGCATAATGCGGACGGGTTCATTCATGAACGTAAACCGCATAATCCGTCGGATTAAATAAGCGTCCGAAAGATTTTCTAAATTCCGTGTGGAAATCATTTCTCAAACGTCATTGATCCGTCGGCGTTTCTTGGATCGCGTATCTTTCTAACAATATCACGGATTTTTTTATTGAACGATCCAACATATTTTGAACGGTTTCGGGTGACATTTTTTGCGTTATTTGTTCAAGCTGTTTTTCTTTTCGTTCAATATCAATCATTATTCGTTTTTTGGAAGAACTAAAACAACGCGGATTCTATCAATCATTATTCATTTCACGTGGGCAAAAGATTTAACTTCATAATCTACATTATTTATTGTTAAAATATCTGATTCCTTTACGTCGAAAGGTGCGTCACATTCAAAATTATAAACTTGTCAAAACCTATCAAGTCAAACTTCTTGATTATTTTTTGATTCGGGCGAAAGGTATCATTTAACTGAAACTCATGATCCAGTATAAGTCGCTTTTTTATTCCCGTTTGAGTCTTCCGCATAAACCAAACGTTTTACGGTTGCAGTTGAATAATCGAGTTGAAACATTGTCATGATTTCTTTTCGTTATAATGCAAAAACTTTATATTTATCAATAAGCATTGTGACGTTGCTTGTCATAGTCGTTTTATCAAAAGTGATTGAAGTTCAAGAAACGGTTTCGCTTGAAATTCAAGTCGATTTTTGAGTTGACTGAATATTTCCAACTAATAAAGCAAGTGCGAGTTTTAAATCTGCAAGACTTCTTGGCGTTGAATCAAAATCATCGAACGAATATTTATATTCAACCAAAATATTTCAATATCATCTTGGCAACGCATTTTTAAAAACAAGCTGTCAATCTTCTTTTAATAAATATGAATTTTCTTCAAAATCCGTTCGGTTTGGCATTCATCGTTGGTTTGAATTATATTGCACTTTCTCTAATTCTCAAATATAACTTGGTAAAAATAATATTTTTTGTCAAGCTCAATCAAACTTTTTTTCGACGGCTCAAAGTTGCAATAAATCAATTCAAGTTATTTCGTAAATTTTCGCAACCGCACTTTGAATATAAATTCATAAAATAGTGTCTTGATCGCTTCAAGATATTCAAAGAACCGTTTTCACATAAGCTACGGCTTTTGCTAAATTTTGTGCGTCGGTTGTTTCTGCCATTGTTTTTGAAAATATCTAATAAAAAACGTCTGCATTTATCTTTTATATTTTTTTCGATAAAATGCAAACGTCCATTTTAATTTTTGATTATTTTATAAAATTTCAAATATTCCGTTGTAGCTTTCTAAAGTTTTTCTTGAAATTTCATATTCAACGCCTTTATCAAATGATCCGTGATTATATTTCGCAATAACTCTAACGCGATCAATAGAAGTATTTTGAATTTTGTCTTTAAAATCATTTGAAACGTTGTCTTTTTTCTCATCTGTTTCGGCGGGTTGAGAATTTTCCGCGTTGTTTTCTTCTTCGGTTGGTGTGTTCTCCAACTCGTTTTCGTTTTTAACGTTTTCGTTTAAATCATTTGAAACGTTGTCTTTTTTCTTTGCCATGATTTGATTGTTTACAAAATAAAATCTGAAACAATATTCACAAAAGCGGAAATAAATTCCGCCTTTGTTATATTATCGCAAATTAAGCACTTGTAACTCATGTCTTCAAAACTGCGAATGCTTTAGGGAATATAACCTTTCAAGCGATTCTTTCGTTTGCTTTAAGAGATTGAATATCTTTCTCCCAGTTTCCGCTCATGTATCAAGCAGAAAGTGAAAGCTGGCGTCTATCTCCGAAAGCCCAGTTTTTAAGGTCTCCGAACAAAACGAATGCTTTTTCTGCACCGCTTGTTGTGTCTCAAGGCATAGAGTCAATTATTTCGATTGGGTATCAAAGAAGATAGCTTTCAATTTGTCCGTCTCTCAATGATCTTGAAGAATGGAAAATTGGTTCACCGTCTAAATCTTTAATTTTTTCGATATGTTTTACTATATCTTGATTCATAAACCATCTTGGTTGACCTTTTTTATATTTCATTGGAACGCTTCTGATTATATCAATCAAATCGTCGTATGAAATATCTTTAAATTCTTCACCAGTTGCCATATTTGTGACATTAACGTTTGTGTCAGCAAGTAAAGCTGTAAACTTACTTGAAGAAACTAAAACGTTTTCATCTTCAAATTCTGCGATCTTTTCTCCGATTAACTCTGAAACTAAAGACCAAACTTCTTGATCTGTCATGTTGTCTTCGATCAATTCGTTTGTTGCAGAAACTAAAGCTGTCATTTTATAAGCAATTAACTGGCATTGTCCTGGTGTTGGTTTGCTTCCAGTATATGTTTCTCATTCGTCAGTCCAATAACAAGTGATTGAATTTGTTATTGTTGTGATATTCTTTGTATCTGTTCACATTGGAATAATTCTTGCATATTTTCTAACTACTCCAGCGTCTCCAGCTACTTTGAAAACTTCTCTTGCGAATTCAACTGGCACCATGTATCATCATTCAGAGTCAGTTCATTCGTTTAAATAAGTTGCTTTTACGTTTGCAACTTCAGCGTCGTTATGACACTTTGCAAGTGCTTTGAAGAATTTTCACATTGTCTTTTTTGCTTCGTTTGTGCTTTCTTCTTCTTCGTCAATTCCTTTCTTAATATTTGCATTAAGATCGGCAATTGCTTTTTCTAAATTTGAAACTTTCTCGTCCATTTTAGCGTCAACTGTTGCGTCAACTACTCATGGCAAAACTTCTTTTAAAGTTGTTTCGAGTGTTTCTTGAAGTTGTTTTTGATCCATTGTTGTAATGAATAAAAAAGATAAAAAAGAGTTTTACAATTTAATTTTATGCAAACAGTCTGACACAACCTTTGAAACGTTTTGCAACGCTTCTTTTTGCATTCTGATTTTAGCGTCCTTATCTTCAAGTTCGCCCGCGTTGTCGTCCGCGTTATCTTTTGATAATAAATCCTTTACGTTTGAAAGAAGTGATTTTGTTTCGTTTAATATTTCTTTCGTTTCTGAAAGAATCGATTTCAAATCTTCTTCTTCATTTTCATGATTATTGTTTTCTTCTTCATTGTCAAGTTGATTTTCTTGACTCTCGTTTCATTCTTCGCTGGTCGCGTTTGCTTCAGCTTCTTCGCTCGGGTTTCATTCTTCCTTTGGTTCTTCGCTTTGTTCTTCTTCTTTTATAAGCAATCATTTTGAAATTAAATCTTCAACGACTTCTTTTCATAATGATAATGCGTTTGGATTACAAGGAACAGGAACGAAAGAAACTTCCAATAATTCGGCTCTTGTAATTATTCTTGGATTATTTTCGTCGCGATCAAGTGGAATAAATCAAACTGAAACGGTCTTGATAAATCCGCCGTCGTATAATTTACGAACGTCTTGTGCAAGTTCGGTTGTTGCGAAAACTCATTCAACAACGAGTTTATCATTTTCAACGAAAACGCTTGTCGCTTTTCCAATTATATTTTCAACTCTATAAATATGATTTGCGATTATAACTGGATTTTTTAAGAAGTTCACTAAATCCCGTCAAGAAACTTTAATGACTTCACCGGCACGATCAACGGTTTCGTCGCTTGCAACAACTTTGAACGTTCAATCTTCCCCGATTTCTTTTATATTAAATCATGAAAGTTTTTCTGAAAGCTCTTTTGCAAGTTGTTCTGTCAATAGCATTTTTCTATCTTTACAAAATAAAACTAATATGAACTTTGTGAATTTATCAATTTTGCAGTTATCATCTTTGAATCACTCATTGAATATAACGCTTTAAGAGTCAATCCTTGACGAACTAATGCGTCGTTGTCTTGAGTTTTTGCGAATTCAGTAATAATTACACTCGCAAGATCAAAAGACAATGTTGGGTGTCATGATGAAAGAGTTGAATTTGAATCGATTATTTCAATTCTAATTGCTTTTTTGTCTCAATCCATGAACATATCTTTATAATCTTCGTTGTCCCATAATAATTCAATGCTTCATTCAACGGTGAATTGTGCATTGCAGAAATCGTCTGGTTCAACGCTTCAAAGAACGTCAACGTCTTCAAGATTTTTATTTATAGTCAATGTGCAGTTTGTGGCTTTTATTGCACTTGCAGAATCTAATCATGAAAGACTATCTGCGAGATAAACTTGAACGTTTTTTCCTAATAACGCAAAATCGTTTGAATAACTTGGTGTCAAGCTCGCGTCTGCTCATTTCTTTGATCTAAAATCAACAGTCGCTTTAACGAAATCTCCGGTGCTTGCGTTTAACTCAAATGAATTAACCATTGCAAGCGGAAATTGTCTATCTTGCGTATCGTCAGCAAGTCCAATTGTTAAAGATTGGTGCTGGTTGGTTTCAGCTACTGAAAAAGCGTGAGTGTATTCTCCACTTGATCAAGAAGTTGAAACGCTTCAAAAAACGTTTAATAAAATCAATCAAATTGCGTTTGCGTAAACGTTGCATTCAAAAGATCACTCCGCATATTGTTTTGAAACGTGACCGTCAAAACTGTCTTCGATAACTCCGATTGAACTTTCGTCAATAACTTTTTCAGATTTATCTTCGAAATCAAGAGAAGCCTTTGGCACTCGAATTGCGGGTGTGACTGCTGTTCATCTTGTCGTTTCTTTTCCGAATCCGACATTGATTTTTCTTCAAATGTATCTTGACATGATATAATGAAAAGAAAATAAAATTTTTATATTTTCTTTTTATAGGAATTTTTTTTGATTTCAATTGCTTTTTTTGATTTTGCGTCATTTTGACGTTTTATTAAATCCGACATTTTCTTTTGTAATCTTTGAAACGTCCTTTCGTTATCAATAAAAAGTTTTTTCATTATTTGCTTTTTTGTAAAGCGTTTTTGAAATAAAAAAATCAAATATGCTTTTTCACGGCTTTTTAATCAATCGAATATTTTTTGATCAATAAATGGTGGGGCAATTTTCATTTTTTATTTGTTTAATAAAACATTGGATCGTTTCTTTCTATAAGTTCAAAATAAACACGCATTGAAATAGTGTCGGCGAGATCGGGCGAACGTCATAAAATTTTCCTTATTTCGTCTTTTGGTATAATCTGCAATGGTCAGTCTTTTTCGATTTTCCATGCTTGAATAACGTCGAGTTCTTCAATAATTCTTGTTTGTAAATCTTCCGAAATATTCGGAATAGACAACGAACCGTCCTTGATTCGTTTCGCAAGCATAAAGAAGCATTGCGAACGCAAATTCAAATAAGTTTTATTCAATCATTCTTTTTCTTGTTCGGTTGCGTCTTTCGTTGGAATTGGTTTTGAACCACCTTGAAAGATTTCACAACCTAAACCGGACAATCACCGTCAAAGTCAAGATCAATCATAAACCATATTTTTTATTTTAACATTATATTCGATTTGTTTTTGTTGCATAATATGTTTGACAGACTCCGGCGTGGATTTTTCTTCAATAATCCATTCAATAACCTTTCGTCAATCTCGAACAGAAACGACGGTCGTGTCTTTTCCGGATCAAGCGACGTCGGTAATAATATATTTTTCGCCAGTCGTTCAAACGTTTGAAAATATCGATTGCAAATCACGATAAGAATAAACTTTATTTGTGTCGTCGTCATATTCCCGATTTCAATAAAACAATCTTTGTTTCATCGGTCAGTCGGGCATGAGTGAAAGTTTTTGAATATAATCTTTCGGACAATATGGATTATCGGTTGCGAGAATCTGAATAAATTTTTTATGCGGTTCAATTATTCCCGCTTTTTGTGGTTTATAGAAATCTTGATAAACTCGATTTTTTCACGGGTTGCATGATAAAAGAAGCATTGGCTTTAATCCGTTTTCGTCGTTCTTTCGTCTTCCAATACGTGAAGAAAAAACTTGATATGCTTTGTGGGAAATCTGCACGGCTTCGTCAATAAATCACCCCGTCAATTCAAGAGATCATAAATCGTCAAAATCCGGATCGAGTGACGGGTAATATTTTAAATCGAGTAATAAAATTTCTGAACCATTCCAAAAAATTACGGTGTTCGGTGTTTGCGGATCGTTTGATCATGTGACTTTAAAATGTTTTCATTCAACCAATCAAAATTGATTCGTTAAAAGTTTTGTCAAAGTTTTTAAAGAAGTCATTTTCAAAGTTTTCATTTTTGAACGTCATAAACCCCGACGCGTTCAAGGGTAATTCAAACACATTGTCACGATCCGAAGACAACCCGTAAACGTTTTGGATCATCACGCACCGCCCCCAATTAAAAGTTCAAGGATTGGATTTTTCTGATCCGTCAAAATATCTCGAACCTTTGTTTGCTTTCAAAATAGTTTTATTTGATTTGTCATTTTAATTTGTTTTTGATATAAACCGAAACTTGAAATTCATCGGACAAATCGATTTTCATTTTGCAACATTCATTTTTTATTGCTTGGCGTGATATTCAAAAGAACGCAACCAACAAATTCAAATGCAACCACTTTTTTTTATTATCGGACATTCTCCGATTCCTTTTTCAAAAATTATTTCATTTTTCAAACATTATATTATTTTATCATCGATGATAGAATAATATTTTTATATTATTTTTTTATTAAATTGCAAATATAAAAAAAGACGATTATTCGTCGTCTTCTTCGGTTTCATCTTCGCTTTCTTCCGAACGGATTATTGCAACCAACGGTCAATTTGATTCAATGGTTGTTTTTCATTCATTCTTCGCAACAATCGTCGGTTCTCATAATTCCGTCTTTGACATTCTTCGGATTTTGTCCACGTCCTTTATATTTATCGGCGTGTCGTCCGGATTTTCTTTTCGCCTTTTTGCATATTGGTTTAATTTTGCTTTCATGAGTTCGATCGCTTGCTTTTTAATAGCGAATAAATCTTCAACCGGAATTTCAAGTTTTTTTGCGATCTCGTTTTTTTTACGTTCCAACGCCTTTTGAATTATCGCGTCTTTTCGCTTTTGCTTTTCTTGTCATCGTCCTTTCGTCATTTCACGCGTTCTTGAACTATACGTCAAACCTTTGTCCAATCGAAAGCTCTTTATTTCGTCGATCTCCGATTGAAAATATTCAAGTTTTAATGCGTTGTAATCATATTTTGTTTGTTGCATATTTAATCATCATTAAATAAAGCTGTCAAATCAATATCACGATTCAAACATTTTATTTCTGCGTCCGGATTTATATTGTGAAATCTTTTTATAATCACTTCGCAATATCTCGGATCAAGTTCAAGCATGAAACATTTTCTGCCTAACTGTTCGCAAGCAATAAGTGTTGAACCACTTCAACCGAACATATCAAGAATATTCTTTTTGTCCGGATTATCTTTTAAAGCCATTCAAATCAATTCAAGCGGTTTCATTGTCGGGTGAACTGTATTTTTTTGCCTTTTACATTCTCGAACGTCTCATCTCAAAGTCTTTTCTCCGCCGAACTTTCAATAATAGAATATAAGTTCGTGCTGTTTAAAATATTTGTCTAAATGTTGTGCCGGATTTACTTTGTTTCGAACGATCATTGCTTTTGGTGGCATTCATAACTCCGTCATCGCTTGTTTGAATAAGTGGGAATATTGCCAACTGCAACAAACATAAGAAGTCTCGCAATATTGCAAAGAGTTTTTAAGGAATTCAACAAATTTTTCGTCTTCCATTTTATCATTCTTGATCGTTCTTTTATCACTCACGCCGGAATATCAAATATTATATGGCGGATCGGTAAAGATCATGTCGATTTCGTTTCAGTCGATAAGTTCGTGAACGTTTTCGATTTTTGTTGCGTCTCCGCACAATAAACGGTGCTGTCAAAGAATAAATAAGTCCCCCCCCCCTACGATTTTGGCTTTTTCGTCAACTTCTGGGGCTTCGTCTTCTTCAACTTCTTTTTCTTCTTCGTCGCCGAAATCCAAATCCGGAAATAGTTCTTCAACTGAAAGTTCCAATTCTCAAATGTCAAGGTTTCATAATTCTTGAAGTTCGACTTTCAAATTTTCCATATTCCACGCACTTTCATTCAGTTTATTATCTAATATTCTGAATTTCTTTATTTGTTCGTCCGTTAAATTCTCCGCCCTTACGCATGGAATTTCTTTTAATCATAATTTTTGGCTTGCTTCAAACCTGCCGTGTCAAACAATAATTATATTATTTTTGTCGATCACTAAAGGTTGAAGAAATCAAAATTCACGAATTGAATTTGCGATTCTATTGACTTGTGTTTCATCGTGAATTTTGTTGTTTAATTCATACGGAATAATTTTTTCTATCTTTACGGATTCGATTTTCATTATTCGACTTTCTCATGAAATAAAATGAATCAAAAGATTATTCAACAAATAATCATTGCAATCACATATTTTGATTTATCTCTCCGCTTATGTCCTAAACAAAAGGAAATCCGCGTCGCGAAAACTCGATAAATCGTTATAAGTAAATATTGAAACATGGTCTTTTGATTAAATATCTAAATTTTCTTTCGGATCATAATTCAAGCACTTGTCCTTGTAATAATTCCCCTTAAAAAATTTTAATACTTCGATCAAACTTCTTTTGAAATCTACGTTTAAACAGTTCGAATTCACTGATAATACTTTTAATATTTGTTCGGCGGGCGTGTCGTTTCCATATACTCTATGCCGATTGTCGTGTTCTTTTACGTCTCGGATTTTTAAATTATCTTTGTCGGAATTTCCGCCCCTTGAACTCGGAATTCTATGGTGTTTGTTTACGTCTTTCATTTTTATTGAAATCTAAAATCAAACCGTCATTTTTCTTTCAATATTGTCTTTCGATTTTCCAAATCTTGTTTGATTATCTTTTTCGTTTCTTGTTTTATTTTTTCATCTCCAACCGTTTTTGAATACCGGTGGAAAACTTCGACGTCATTGATTCGTTCAATCTTTAATCCGTGATCAATCGCATTATGAAATATAAAGTCGTCTCAATATCGCAGTTTTAATCTTTCGTCAATCTTTCAGATTTTTTTTCGATTTGATTTTTTTATTGCCCATGCGTGTCATGAAATATTGTTGTCTTTATATCTCAATCATTCTTCGTATGGCGTCCTATAAATCGGGTTGACAATATTGTTTTCCAAATGCTCTTGAATTATTTTATCAAAATTTTTTGAAACTTCAATATCATCATTGATAATAAATATATTTTCATTCGTCGCAAGTTCGAACGCTTCATTCCAAAGTCATGTGATCTTTTTATCTGTCCTTTGAATGAAAATTTTTATCGTTCAATCTTTTTTATTCCGTGAATCCGTCAATTCTTGCAGTTTTTCAATTTCGCGTTTCTCCGGATTGTCTAATAAAATCAATAATTCGATTTTGTCCGATTTATTTTCAAGAATGCTTTTGATTGTTTTGTCGGTTCGTTCGGTTCGTTTATAAACCGTCATTGCAATCGTCATCATCGGGTTCATCTTCTACTGAATAAAAGTCGCCGTTTGTGTCATAATGTTTTAAACAAACTTTTCTATGGGCGAAAATATGAAATCCTTGATATTTTGCACGCTCATGAAATAAAATATCTTCCGAAACGGGTGCATGAACTATTTTTATTGATCCGTCTTTTTCATATTTGAAAATCGGCATAAATCTTGGAAATGCTTTTTCAAGCTCGCACCACGAACCATTTATAAATTGGACATAATGGGCAACTTTAAATTCAAACGGGTTGTGATTATATTCTTCCCGCATTTTTTCTAAAACCGCCCTTTTGTATAATATAAATCACGTTCAAGTGTTCGCAATCTCGAAAACGTCGTCCGGAACAATTGGCATTCTTTGAAATTGAATATAATTTCTGAATCAATCTTTGTCGGGTTCTCGATCAAATATGCAAAGTTTATGCGGAATTTGTCTTCAACGAATAATTCCACCGATAATATCTTTGTCGGCTTCAAGCAATAGCTTTAAAGCGTCTTTCTCCGGTGCGTTGTCATCGTCGCAAAACAATAAATAATCAAATCATTCATTGAGTGCGATTTTTATTGCGTAATTTCTCGCAACGTGAACCATTGTCCTTATTAAAACTTTTTCTTCCAGCTCGTATCAATCCGGAACAATTAAATTGTCAATCGCTTTTCTAACTTCGTCATGAATTTCTCATGTGTAGCAAGGAATGACAAGAAGAATTTTTTTATTCATCTTTTTTATCATTTGATAAAATATCTATACAAGAATTGAAAACAAATTCAGCAACAAGAGAAATGACCTTTTTTATCGTTTCTCCTTGCGGTGTGTTTTCTTGTTCTCAAAAAGAATTTTTATACATTTCTGAAAATTGATCTTTAATTTTATCTTTATTTTCAGTTAAATATAATATTGCGTCAACGTGCTTTGACGCTTTCGCTTTTTCTATAAGTTTTGCTATATCTCACATTTTGAATTTTTAAAATGGTAAAACTTCTTCGGCTTCTTTTTCGTCCGGCGTTTTTACGGCTGTGATTTTTCGTCCGCGAATCGTGTTAAATATTCCGCCCTTTTCAGTTTTCTTACATGAAATTGAAAAGTTTACGTCGTAAATTCCACCGACTTCCATTGATCCGGCAAGAATTAACTTGTCGTTTGAAAAATCAATTGCGATAGTGTTTGGAAATTCAACTTCCGGCTCGACTTCAACAAATATTAAAGTCTGCTTTTTGAATTCGTTCTCTCATTCTCCGAATGTTTGAACTTCCATTTTTTCTTTTAATTCTCATCTAATTTTCATGATTTTTTATAATTATTGAATAAAAACTTTAAGAATTTTTCGTTTGATCGTTTGCTTCGATCAATCGAGTTTAATTTTGAGTTCGGTTTCGTGCTTTCTTTATAAATCGATTGGCGTGTTATTCCGAAATATTGACAAATATGTTTCATTCAAACACGCTTTCAAAATCAAGGGTATTCACGAATAAACTCTTGGTGTAATTGTCTTATTTTTTCAACTGGTTTCATTTTAGTTTATCTTCGAGTTAAAAAATAAATTGTCCCCCCCCCGCACAATTATATTCTCATTTGTGGACTTCTTTGAATCATTTCGCTTTAACTTCTCTTTCTTTCTGATCTCTTGCAACTCTATTATTTAATCGACTTTCATAATAAAATTGCTTTTTCCCGTCCGATAATAAACTCTGTTGCATTTTATTTTGGGGTAATAACTAAACTATGCGAATAAGTGACACTTGCACCGTCAACATTTTCTCCGTTCGCGATTTTATCTTTAATCGCTTTTTTATCGATCACGATTTCAACTTTTTCTTTCTTGAATTCGTTCGGAATTTTGCTTTCATCTTCAATAACTAATGATCAAGGATTCTTTTTTACTGTAAATTTCTGAAACGTGAATTCAATTGATTTCAATTGGTTTTGCAACATTCAATTCATAATGTTTGCTTTCATTTCGCTTTCTTTTTTCTCTAATTCTGCGACTTCCATTCTTTTTTCTTGAATAGCTTTTCGAAACTCTGTTTGCTGTAATTCCATTTCCAAATTACGCAATTCAATTTGTGCGTTTGCACGTTTTGTTTGTAAGGTTCGGAAATTTTCCCCGACCATTTGCAAATCTGTTTGTTGGTTTTCCATACGTCAAATTTTTTAAGATCTAAAAAGTGCAAATATTATCTGAAAAAAAGTTATCTTTGAAAAAGATATTTATTTGTTCAATAGCTTCATCAATTGACCAAACATTGTCTTTTGTCTGTCGCAATAATAAACTATTGCAACTGTCTTTGTAAATATAAATTCTTGCAACAAAACAATCTTTAATAATTCAATCAATATTAAATCACTTTTTTTCAATAACTCATTTATAACGAACGTCTTTTGTATTGAACTCAAAATTAAATGTTGACATGAAATTTTCCAATCTATTCAATCATGTCTTTTTGCTTTCTTGATTTTTCATGTGTCAAAATTTTTAAAGAATAAAAGTCAAATTTTTTATTTTATTTTCCCCAATTCGAACGCTCGCGTTTTTGCGTTTTCGTCAAATTTTCATCTGAAACAATGTCAATTTTATTTCCGATCTGTTCAATTTCAACAGGCGGTAAAGATTTTAGTTCTTCGTTTTCTTTTTCAAGTTCTTCAATCCTTGCGTTTTTTTCGTCAAATTCTTTTATTTTGTATCATTTTTCCTGCATAACGCGTCAAATTGCAAGTCTTGTATTTTCTTTTTTTTGCATTTCTGCGTTTTCTCTACTTCAATAAATCGTTCAACTGAAATTCATTTCTTCAATTGATCAATTTATATAATAAAGTGATCAAACCCCCCGCTTGTCGTCAACTTCGCTTGGATCATATTCAAGCATGGATCTAACGGGCTTTCAATAAAGTTGTAGCAACTTTCAAAGTCGCTTTGGCAGAATAACCCTTTCTGCTCATAAATAGTAAATTGATTTCTTCATGGTATTATGAATAAGGAATAAAAAACTTTTTTTGAATTTGAATTTTTTGTTTCGTGGTTTTATTGTGCAATTTTTCATTGATATTTTATAGAATCACCCCCCCCCTTGTAAATTTCCAATTGTCAAGATATTATGCACCATTTTCAAACACAACGTTTTTTCATCATTTTATATCATGAAATCCGCATGTGTGAACGTCCGAACAACCACGTCATCGGTGACGTTATCAATGCAACACGGCGTCAAATCACTCAAATTTTATTCAAATAAGTTTTTGAACAACGTGTTCTTGTTATTACATGCACAAATCAAATCATTTTCATTTTTGCGGGTTTTTTATTTGAAAGGTGGTGGAATTTTGATTCATAGGTTGTCCGCAACTTCAATTGCGGTTTCAATAAGTTCGGAATATTCGAATTTTGTCATTGTCTTTGATGTTGTTTTTTGCAACAATCATTTCATCACGGCGTGCAAATATTCCTTTCAATCCATGATGATCGGCATTCATCACAAATAAAACCATTGAACGCCGGAAAATCATGTTTCGTTTGCAATTGTTTCAAGCACAACGCCCCGATAATATCAACTTTGTGCGTCGGTTTTTTTTCAATATCTTTTCACTTCGATCGAATATTCACCGTCTTTTTGATCATTCAACCATTCAACGATTTGTTTTCGATTGATTTTGTCTTTTTCCGAAATCCGTTTCATGATTTATTTTTGATATTTCATAAATCCTTGAATTTCTAATTTTCGTCTTGATCAAACGTCGTATTTCTTTTCTATTTCTTCGATTACGTCGCTTGCTTTTTTATCTTTTATGTCGAACTTTCATTCTTCAACCGCTTTTTTGAAATTGTCAAAATCTTTCTGCGTGAATTCTTCTTTGAAAATTCACGGATCAAATTCTGAATTTTCTTCGTCAAATTCAAGCGGATCTTTTTTCGTTTTTGGCTGTTCCTTTACTTTTTCTTTTTTTGGTGTTCGATCTTTTACAATATCTTTTTCCGGATCGTCGCCCGTTGAAATCTGAAATGTCTTCATGAATATATATTTCACCGCCCCCGTGATTGCTTTATAAACTCATTTGTCCCCCGTATCGTTTCAAGATCCGCACGCTACTCATTCAACCTTTGAACCGTCTTCAATATCGACAAAATAATAATGAACTGAAACGTCCGTTATAAATTGTCTTGTCCCGGATCTTGTAGGCGAAATCTCACGACACCCCGTAATTTCGCTTGAATAAATAAAAGCAATTTTGTAAAGATTGAATAATCAACGGAAAGTTCCCGAAATTTGATCGTCCGAAAAATACGAATAACCTTGTGCTTCGTTGTTTCCGGCTTTTTGCATTCCGTCCAATTCTGAACGAACGCCCGCAAGTTTGGAATAAATCCCGAATGTTTCTTTTTTGCAATCCATGTTTTTATTGATTAAGAATAAAACCTTGTCTTTCTTATAATGATTTTTTTAACAATTTCAAGCAAAAATTTAATATTTTTTTCTGTATTTTGATTATGAATTTCTTGGTGGTGGATCCTACATAATGCAATCAAGTCTGATCAATCCGGCTTGTTTTTCCTTTTTCATCTGAAACACCTTGAAATATGGTGGATTTCTGTGGCAATATTCGGACAGTCCGGAATTTCGCAAAATATAATATCGGATCTTGATTTGTGGCGTGATTTCAACCAATCATTTTGATATTTAAGCATTGACTTTGAAATCCGGAAATAAATCTTCGTAATGATCTGCAACCAATCTGAAACATTTATTACAAAGAATATGTTGTTTTTCTTTTTTCTGATTGTCGAACCAATATCTTTTTTTTGCAATTGTTCGCCCGTCTGTCATTGGTCTTTTGCACCTTTGACATTTGACGTTTAAAGAATTAACCCTTGTTTTCATGAAAACAACGTCATCAAGGGGCGTTTTTATGATTTCATCACCCATTTATACACGAAAAAGCAATTAAAAATAAATAAACCAAAACCAATTGCGAATATTGAAAAATAAACGGCAAGTGAAAGATTTATTCAAGCAAGGATCAAACCTTTTTCGCTGTCTGTTGTTTGATTTCGGAATGTTCTTTTTTTCGGAACTCAAACCATAATATTTTTTTTCATTCTTGCGGGTTTTTATGAAATAAAATTATTCTGCTAATTCTTGACACCTTTTTAATGCACCTTTCTTTGTTTTGAAATGTGATCTCATGAAAGGAACTCTGAACTCTTCACCGTCCCAAACTGAAACAATGTAAATCTGATTTCATGAAAAGAAATTGATTTGAAATAATTTTCAATTGATTTCGATTTTTTCCATTTTTGCAAGTCATAAAGAATAAAAAGCAATCCATTTATTTTGATATTGGTGGTATATATATTTTTTTAACTTTTTCAAGCTCAATTTTTATTTTTTGTTTGTCTTTTTTATTTTTCATGACTGAATATGTCTTACTTTATAAGCGTATCGAATTTTTGATTTGTCAGGAACGGCGTTTCGTTTATCAAGACAGACTTTCGCTTGAAAATCTCAATCATTCCGGCGTGGATCATTCAACCATTTATTGTTTGTTTTATTCGGCAACAATTGACAAAGTCATTTTTCGCCCTTTGATCAAACCGCGTCTTTATTGAACATTGCTTCTTGCATGAAAGTTTCAACTATTGCAACGTCGCTGGACGTTCATTCATACCATAAATTCGCCCGGCGGTTTGCGTCTGAATAATAATCAAAGCCGTCAATCAATATTGAATAATTCAAAGGATTTTCCGGATCGATCGCTTCTTTCGGTTGGTTTATAACTCCGTAAATATAAAAAGCAACCATGATCAAGTGTTCCATTATCTCAAAAGAAAATCAAATAAAGTTCTTCTTCACTTTTCTTGTTTATATTCTTCGCCCTTTTTTCGTTTGTAATCTGATTTCACGTCCCAAACCCGAACCAATTTCCGTCAAATTTTATCTGTTTGTCGTGCTTCATGATCTAACGGCAACGTTTCTTTCCCAAAACTTGCGGATCTGTTTTCAATCTGAATTTTCCCTTGTAGCCGTTCAATTCCTTTTCTTGTAGGAATTCGCCCTTGAATTTTCTGTCCGTTTGTTGATCACCAGTCGACGCGTTGAATTATTCAAAAATGCTTCATCTTTGAAAAAACTGAATACTCCACCGGCGAAAGTCATAATTCAGAAATAATCGCCGGGCGGTCGTTCTTTTGAAAGAACAAAACCAATTTTTCAAGCATGTCAACGTTCCATGCGTTCAATTTGTGCGTGTATGCAGAAATAATATTTCCACAACATTCGCAAGTCTTTGTGTATTTCATTTCTTTATATATAAGAAAATAAAAACTAAAATGCGGATTTGTTAAATTTTGGGCTATTGCTGTCAACTTCATCTGTTCAATTATATCTTGGAATATTTGTCAAAATTCGTTCGAAATATGTCGGATTTAATGATTTTTTGATTTCAATACTTTGTCAGAATTTCGTTCAATAAAATCAAGTTGCAATGAATGGAATTCAAATAATTAAAACTTCGTCATCATTTCCCCGAACTGAAATTGAAAATTCTTTAAAAATTCTATACTTCACTTTACTTTCGGAATATTGATCAATCAAATGTTCTTCAATGAATTTTGCTTTTCATGAACTCATTTTTCATTTGATTTTATTTTCGAAATCTTTTTCTTTTAATGCTTTGTCTATTTCCACGAATTCTTGTCGCTTTTCGTTTATTTCCGGAAATTCTTTTGAAATTCTGCACCAATTAAGCAAAAGTTTTGATCGTCAAGTGTTTTCTTTTTTGAATTTTTCAAATCATTCATAACCTAACCCCACGATCAATTCACCAAATCTTTTTGCTTCTTCTTTTTGTTCTTCTGCGAGTTTTCAATACATTTTTTAATATTTAAGAATTAAAATAAATCTGAATATTCGTAATTTTCTTTTTTTTCTAACCTGTATTGTTTTTGTGGACAAAATCAATAGTCATCATTCCGTCTTTTTTCATTCAATCGTCCTTGCGGTCGTTTTATAAAACGATCTTCAATATTTTTTCTTTTGCATTCAATCGCGTATTCTTTGGCTTTCTGAATAATCAAATTTTTATCATCTTTAATTTTGCACCAATATTCAAACGCTTTTGCTTTTCCCTTTTTCTTCGGGTATGCGTCCCAAAATTCTTGAAAAGATTTTTCATTTTTATTTATATTTTTTTCTTTATTATCTACTATATTATTACTTATATTATTAGTGGAACTTTGTTCCATACCCCCCACGAACTTTGTTCCATACCCTGTGGAACTTTGTTCTATACTATGGAACGGTAAAGCATAATATTCACAAAATTTTACTCAATTCTGGAATGTCTCCACTTTTCTGATCAATCATTTTTCAATTAAACTTTGAAGATTTTTTTGAACTCATCTTTTCGTTGAATTCGTCCGATCTGCTAAATATTGTAAAGATCCATGAAATCAATGGTCTGTTTCTTGATTTGAAAACCCCGAAATTATAGCATAAATCAAAAGATCATTTCATTTCAATTTCAATTCTGACACCATTCGTCATTGAATATTTATATAGCTTTCATGCTTTATTGATTTTTCCATGATTGATCGATTAAGAAATAAAAAGCACTCAATCCAAATAGGGTGGATCAAGTGCTTTCATATATGATAGGAAATCGCTTGCAAGATTTCCTTTTTCATACCTTATTTATAGCGTGTCACCCTATTTGACACTCATGATATAAAAAAATAAAAGACAATTTCAAGACAAAAAAGTCTTAAAAAATTTGACAAAAAATTTTTTTCATATATAATTATATCGTCAAATTAAATATGACGCTTTTATTCCTTTATAAAAACACATGGAAACAAAAATTAAAAGTTGCGAAATCTTACGCATTAAAAGAAAATCACTTCGGGTTGATTATTGTAAAGAACCCGACCTTTTTAAAAGATCTGAAATTTTAAAGAAGCGAAAAAAGACAACCGAAAAAATGTTAAAAGTTCAATCTGAAATCTCCGCTCTTTTACTTGCTGAATTAAAACAAAATGATTAAAGAAGCAATCAAAACAAAAATCGTCAAATCGATTGAAAAATGAAAACTTTTTGAAAACTTTATTCGACGGATCGACAAACGGATCATTTGTGCTTGAATTTTTGGCTTTTTGTTTGTATGAAAAACCACCACAATGGAATTTGTCCACCAATATCGAATATATTTCGGGGGTGCGTTCTGTGTTAATTTATTTGCGTTTTTTGATCCAATCGTCTGAACATTTCTTTCAATTTGAAAATTTATCTGAAAAATTGAAATAATCCAACCAAAAGAAGAAGCACCAAAAGACGCAATCGACGGGCTTGAAAAAAAAGATCTGATTTCATTTTTGCTAAAATATAAAGGGTTTCCTTTCATGAATGCAAAACTTGAATTCTGATTAAATCCGAAAGAACACAAAAAGATTGGCGACAATCTTGAAAGGGTGGGCGTTCTCATTCGTGGCGAAAATAACGCAAGGATCTTGAACGAAAAAATCGACCGCGAAACATTGGAAAAGATTTTCAACTGTTCAAATTCCGATGATCTTTTCGCCCCCCTACTCCGTCAAGGAAATTCATTCACAGTGCAAAAACTGTAAAACCAGACAAGAACTAATAAAAACCAAAGAAAAACCAAAAGAAAACGACGTGAAAACCACGCCGTTTTTTAAAAAAACCAACCCCGAAAGATTGGCTTTTTTAATTCCATGAAGAAAAAACTACACTATCGGCAAAATCAATTTTTATTATTCATGTTAAAAAATCAAGTTTTTTTTAACATGATCTTTTTTCATGTAAAAATTTTTCAGATTTTTTAACATATCAAAAACGGATCGTGAAGATCCGCTTTTGTATGGATTGCAAACCCGCAAAGACTTGCAATTATTTTTTAATTATTTTCAAAAGGTTTTCAACCGAAAATTCTATATAATACAAGCAACATTTCCAACCTTGTCATTGGACGGTTTGGTTCAAGTCTGTTTCATCATTCTTGCGGAACTCCTTTTATATATCAATTGTCTTTGGCTCGTTTTACTGCTTTGTATTGCTCTGTATCTGTATCGACCCCCGCAAAATCAATGAACAATGCTTCGGATTTTATGTCTTTAAAATCTCGAATTTCTCGGTATCTCCAACCGAAAACATTATTTTTGATCAACTGCTCGAATATATCAAAAGAAATCTCAAAAACTGACAAAGTTTTTGTTCATTCTTTATTGACTGTGTTTCGCTGTCGGCTGTTCGCAAATCAAACGATTTTTCTTTTGAAATCTATTTTTCAAAGAACTATTGCATGTCCCCACGTTGTTTCACTTTTTTTATAGACTGTTTTTATTTCACCGGCGGACATTTCTTTTGAAGTTTTACTGTTTCCCCTAAAATTCCAATACAAAGGTTTTTTTATTTTCAAATAATAAGTGATCACTTTTAAAAATCTTTCAAAATCATTATTAACGCCACTATATGAATAACCGTCAATCTTAAAAGAAAAATCTGTTCCGTCTGCAAGTTTTCCCTTTATTCCGTTTTTTCTTGCACCTTTCAAGGCGTTTTCTAAATAGTCCCCACTTTCGTCGGCTTTTCGTTCTTTCCCTTGATTTTCTGTCCATTGCTTCTTTTGATCAAGGAAAATTTTATTGTTTAAATGATCGAAAATGTTTTCAATCAATACGGCATGACAAAGGGCGGTCGCCGTGCAACAAGGAATAGATCCTTGTTTATAAGTTTCGTTAATTTCTTTGATCAAGTCGATTTCTTCCGGCAAATCTTTTAACATTTCGTCCGTTACTGTTCCCATGACCATTTCCGTTTCGAAATCCCTTTTGTCCATTTCTTCCGGACTTTTGCATAATGCACCTGTTGTGAATTCGTTTTCCATACTTTTTATTTTAACAAGATAAAATTATTTTTTTTCAAGTCGCCCTTGCTGTTTCCGGAAATTATAAAATAATTGTCCGGACGCATAAGATCAAGAAATAAATCAAACGATCTGCTGTCGCGTTGTTTCATCGATGAAATATTTTCTTACTGCGTAATAAATTCAACCGAAAACAACAGGCAAAAGAATTGATAAAGTCGTTTGACTAATCTTTGTCTTGATTGATAACCATGTGATTATCTGCGTAATAAACCCGCCGGCAATACTTAAAAGCACGCTTTCCATTCTTGCAAAAATAAAGAACTAAAAAATATTTGATTTTATAACTAATCAAAGAACCGCTGTTAAAACCGCAGTAATAACAATTCGAATAACTTTTGACTGATTTGCTTTCAATTCGTCAATTATTTTTCCTTTTTGTTCGATTTCTTTTTGCATTGCTTCAACTGTCAATTCAAATGTTTTTTGTGAAACAAACTTTTCTTCAATTCATCATTCGAAAATAAACGCGGAAATCTTTGAAACGTTTTCATCAATTTTATTGATCGTTTCTTTCATTTGCTTCATTTCTAATTGTAAAACTTCGGTTTTCGGTGCTGTCATGATTTCCGAAATTATGAATTAAATTGTTTCAATCTGCACAATGTTTCAAATAAACATTGACGGCAACTTTCAATTTGTAATCATTCTTTGCAAATCCTTTTTTCTTTTTTTTCTTCGATTTTTTCCATTGATCAAATTATCAAACTAAAAGTTTTAATTCTTCACGTTCTTCGTCTGTGATTGTTCAAGAAATCAATTTCAAACGTAATTCTTGAATTCTTGCGTTTATTATTTCTTGTGGATCTGGTTGTGGTAAATCATGCAAAACTTTTACGGTTTTCTTTTCCTTTGTATAAACATTTATATATTCTTGATCTATCAATTCTTGATATTCTCAAACCGGTCAATCGTAATCTTTTAACGAATTCCAATATTCTGTATATTCTGCAAAAGTCATTCAAATGTATTTCTTTTGCATTCATTCACACGCACTTTTTGGATCATTCCAAAATGCTTGCATGTCGTCTTCTTCCGGAAACTCATGTGTTGGAATGATTGGATCATTAAGTTCTGACATTGTTTCTATTGTTAAAAAGATAAAGTTAATCTATTGAAATTTGAACTGAAGACAACTTATATTGTGGTTCAGTCGGTGTTAAACTTCAAAAATTCACAAATAGATTTTGAGTATATGTGCTTACTATTTGGAAAATAGGTCTATCTCACGCTTGAACAACAATTCAAGATGTTGTAATATATTTTGTTGTTGCTTCTCATTCCTGTATATTATTACCATAATCTCAAATCATTCGTTTATCTCGACCACCTGTTCATGGATCATTTGAATGTTGGCTTGTATTTGTATATCAGTATGCTTCGTGAAAATATGTAATTGTTCAATCATTATGAAGAATTCAAGTTCTTCATGTAATATTTGAAAAATAATTCAATGACATGTATAGAGTTGGTAAAATTATTTTTTTACCTATCACACTTCAAATAAGTCAATCAATTGGTTGTGGTGAAATAAGATAATTTGTAGATGAACTTGGCAATTCTGTTCATACACGAGGTGGTTTTCAGGTATAAGACTGATATGTTGGTGGAATTCTCAAATTATTTAAGTCATCTTTACTTACAACTCATCAAAGCATATTTGCTGAAATTCAATTTATTGTTGCAAGTGCTGATCAAGTTCTATTATATCTATCTGGAAACAATAAAATTGCATTGTCAATATCTGGGTAATTATTTTCAAGATACTGATTTGATAAGATATTATCTCATCATCAACCCGAATTTGTGTTTAGGACTAAACTCATTTTTTATAAAATAACAATATAAAAGATTAACTTTCAACTGCTCAAACAAGACGTCATCAAGAATAAGTCATTGTATATGTTTTTTCTCATGTCGTCGCTGTTTTTAAGCGTCATTTTTGATATGTCAAATCCCATTGTTGTCAATCGGCAATAAATTGGACAAGCTGTCAAGCTCTATAAACACAATTTGAAATATTCTTAAATCAACCGCCCCCACCTAATTCTCAACCGATCACGTCCATTTTTCGACGTTTCAAAGAAGTTATTTCACCGCCCGACGTGATTATCGTTGCAACTTTTACTTTTTTCTGATCCCGTCAAGTTGTATCAATTGTTATTGTTCAAGCTCAATCAAGCATTACATAATTTGTCACATTGTCCGTCAATGTTGCGGTTCATCAAGAATATTCAAATTCTTCATTTCAAACCCTAACATTTCAAGCCGTGATCTGAATTCAAAGTCCGCCGGTTCATGTAATAAAAACACGATCGTTTCAATTATCGTATAAGTCAATAATTGCGTCTGCTATACGGTCAAAAATTTCTTTCGGAATGTATAAAGAAATTTTGTCGTCTGCGTCAAAAGAAAAAGTCGCTTGTCCCTGTCCATTTGCATCATCACTTGGTGGGCAAGGGTAAGCCCCACGCTCTATTGTTAAATAATCTCATGAAACCCCCGTCAACTTCACGATTTCTCTTTTCAAAACTTTTCAATTCTGATCAAAATTTTCAAGTGTTAATAATTGCGGAAATGCGTTTCAAAATCTCGCACCCTGTCATGATTTCACTTGAAGCGTCGTCGCAAGTGATGAAATAGGTGCGTAAAGTTCTGCGAAAACGTTATTTTTTAATATGAATTGATCGTATCTCATGATTTTATATTACGAATTAAATATTTGTTGTCAAATGGTTGTGTAATATTCTAACGTCAATTTGCATTGTTCGTATTTATACTGAATATTCTGAATTTGTGCGTTTTCAATATTTAGTCAAAGATTTCTGATTTTCACCGTATCTCCCGGCTTCATATATTCAATATCATATAAAGAATTAACAACAAGCGTAATATTATTTTTTGCGTCTTTGTTCTTCTGCAAATATTCGTCACGATATAAATTCGCACTTGCTTCATCTTTCAGATCTGCACGTTCAACGATTATTTCTTTGTGCATGTATTTATCAACGCTGTCTTGATCCGAAACAATGCTTGTAAAATATTCAACATTATCAATCAAATAGGAAACTTGAACCACATTTTCAATATTTTCTGTATCTTCCGGAATTGTTAATTGAACTATGTCTTTTCAATATGTCAATAAATGCGTAGCTGTATTTGGCTTTGGTTTATAATAAACCATCCCGTCGGCTCAAATAAAAGAATGATATTGTAAACCACGAACTAAATTTACAATTGCTTTTTGACAAGATATTTTGTCAAATTCAATTGTTATTGAAGATCCATAATTTTCAATACTTGATCAAGTGTAGCTGATCAATCAAGGGTAAATACTTGAAAAATAATCAATAATAAATTTCATAATGTCCGCCGGATCTCATGTTTTCGAAAAAGTCGGATCACCGGACGGATTTCTCAAAATTACGTTTGACATTAAAGCCCACAAAGACAAACAAACAATTCTTATGTTTTCTTGATTATTCGAAAATTGGCGTTGAACTTGCGTTATCTGTCAAGTATAAATCAAGAAATCTTGCATTCATTGTGAATTATTGACATAGACTTTAACAAACATTGCATTTGAAAAGAAATCTGTATCAATTGGCAAATTTACGTCAAGCGTCAATTCTCATTGTCAAGCGTCAATTGTTTCTTTAATTGTTATGTCTCTTGTTATTATTCATGCAGGAATTATTTTCAGAAAATTCATGTCTTGATCATATAATTTTACTATATATTGTTTTTCAATCGGTTTTATTTCTTCTGAATATAATTCAATTGTCAATGGTTCTGAATATGCAATTTCTCCAACATTATTTTGATCGTCAACCGGTGCGACTGCACAGATCAAGTCGCAAGATTGATCCGTTATTTTTATTATATAAGAATTTGTTGTTTCTCCGGAAATTGCTTCACCGTTTCTATATCGTTGAAATTCTGTCGCTCACTCCGGATTTGTTCAAGTATAGGAATACTGCACCGTTAAAGTTTCCCCAACGGCAACGGTTCAAATAATCTTTACGTCTGTGGCTTCCGGCATTACAAATAATTCTTAGGAAATAAAATTGCAATGTCAAAATCAAAAGTTCAATCACAATCCATTGAATAAGTATTTATTCCGCTCGCAAAATTTGGAAATCTTCAAGAAAAATCAATTGAATTTCCGTTGATTGTCACGGTTTTTGCAATTGAATTTATTTCGAAAATATCTCACGGGTTCAAAGATTGATTAACGACTAACTCATTTTCTCCGATCTTATTTTTCAAAGTTGAAACGCCCGACGCAGAATTGACTAAAATATTTATAATTGGATTTGAATATTCGGATCATTCGTTCATTATGTCTTCGTTTATATCTGCGTTCACTCATGAATAAAGTTTCGAAGTCCACTCTTTTTCGCTTCGGAACGGATCAAGGGCTGTAAATTTTAATTTATATGTTCCACGATTTACGTCGTAATGTTCACGATTTATTATATCTGAATTCGTCAAAGAACACAAAATACGTCTATATTTTCAAGCAATTTTCATTTGTAAATATCAAGTTTTGATTGACAATGCTTTTTTCATTGCGTCAATTTTCGCTTCAATATCGACTGCGTCAGTTCAAAGAATTGTTCATTCAATCTGAATTGATCTTTCTTTATAGAAGCGGTCAAGAACTCCACCCCCGTCATTTTTCGGGTTTGAATAAGTCAAAAGATCAATCGACGGCATGTTTCGGAAATTGATTTTATTTGTTACGAAAAATTGGTTCTGTAATCAAAAATCATTGAAAATTATGTCGTCAGAAATTCCACCGGCTCAAAGGATCACTCCACCGCTATTCAATAAGTTCTGATTAAATTGTGCAAGATTTGGCATTGATTATTTTATTATTTAATAAACACCTTTTTGGTAAAGTTCAAGATTTCTTGTTATAATATCTGAAACAGTATTCGCAAGATCCGTAGCGTCCATTCCGTTATTTATTGCAACGCCCCCGAAATTTACATTCACCGTTACGCTGTTTCATCAAAGCTCATCGTTTGGAATAATCTTTCATGAAGTATTTGGAACGAAAAGTTCTGGTCATTCTTCACCAACCACAATTGGCACGTTTCAAGAAACACGTCATCAATCTGCGAAAAATCATCAAACATAACTTGTGACGGAACTCCAAGCACTTTGCACCGTTCAACTTATATTCGCCCCAACTTTTTGTGCTGCACGCCGTAATTGGTGCAACCTATCGATTGCTGCGTCAAGTGCAGAAACAAAAACGTTCTGAATTCTGTCTGCAACTTTTCCGAACCACTCCCAAAGCATTTGCATTAAAGTTTTTGTTGCTTCCCGTCATTCGTTAAATTTTCCATTCTTGAAAGTGATCATTTGCAAGGTTTCGTTGAATTCATTTTTCAAATATCAACCAAAAGTTCTTGATTTTGCGTCGGCTTCCTGGATCTTTACTTGATATTCTGCAACTCTTTTATTGTATTCTTCTTGCGTAATCGTTCAATTCTGTAATTGAATATCTAACATTGCGATTGCTTCTTGATACAAAGCGATCTGTTCGTCTGTTGAAATAATCTTTTCTTCTAACCATGAAAGTCATTCCCGCAATCCCCAAACTGCAAGAGTTAATCAAACTGCACCGATTGCTGTTGAAAGTCATCAAATTGCAGGAATAAGAGTTGAAGTAATAAAAGTTCACATTGTCGAAAAAATCCCGATCACCGTCGTGACGGCAGGAACAACGCTTGAAAGAACAAAAACCAAACCGGAAATTGCAGTCACGGCAATCAAGATATTTGAAGCAAGTTCCGGATTTGCATTGATCCAATCCACAACTTTGTCAACAATTGGTTGAATTTTAGTCAAGACTTTTTCTAAAACCGGTAATAATGCAGTTCAAATTTTTGTTCACATTTCAGTAAAAGAATTCTTCAATTCTGCTAACCTTTCCCCCATTGTTTGTGCAGGTTCTCAAAATTCATCAAGTGCTTTTCTTCACTCGATCAAAGTTGCATTTACTAACGCTTGCGTTTTTTCTTGTTTTGTTAATTCGCTTGCAGTTTTTCAAAGCGTTTTTGCGTATTCTTCGTATGCTTTTTCACTATCAATTATTATTCAAAGATTGTCAAGGATCATTGGACTTCATCTTCAAAGTCCCGTTACTATATCATTGAAAGATTGCGTTACGTCTTGTCCCATTTGCTGTCCGTATAATCTCGCAATTTTCATTAAATCCACCATGTCTTCCGTATTGTCTGCAACTCATAATTTCAAAGATCTATTCGCGGACAACATTAAATCATATTCAGAAACTGCACCTTTTGACGCTTTTTTTAATTCATTTAACATTTCTGTCGAACTTTCACCGACGCTTTTTGTTAAATCTTCAAAAGCATTTTTCACCGGCTCAATGTCTGTCGCTTGCTTCACCATAACAGTTCATAATCAAACAAGGGCAGTTGTTGCAATTCATGAATATTTTTTTACATTCTTTAAACTATCTGAAAGTTTTTTTGAAGTCTTCGAAATCTCGTCAAAAGATTTTGACGCTTCGTCTTTTGCTTTCACTATAATTTCAAGAACCTTTGAAGACGCCATTGATTTTATTTTTTAATTGATAAAGATTTGTGATTTTTTCTTTCTGCTTTTGCGTCGGATCACCGTTTCAATAACATTAAATCGATTATTGATTTCGGGGTGTTCAAATATTCTTCATGCGTCCGGTGGTATTTTTCAAGAAATAATATTTCTATAATTTCCGGATCGTAGGAACTTAATTTTCCGGTGTTGTTCAATTTGTCGAATTCGAAACTAATTCTGTCTTTTTTTTTTCGTCAACTCCGCTTGCTTTCTGTTGCAATTCTCAAATAGTTTCTCAAATTTCCTTGAACATTTCAAGATCCGTCAAGTTTTCAATCCATTCTTTTTTTTGCTCGTCTGTCATTTCTGCGTTTCAGTTTATCGAAATAACCCGCACCGGAAAAATGTCAAACGTCATTTGCATATCGTCTTTGTCTTCTGTTCGTTTTCTAATAAATCAAGAAATCTTTTGTCGATCTTTCATGTTTATTGTTTCTTTGAAAACGATTTTGTCTTGTCAAAAGGTTTTTTCCATACTTAATATTTTTAATAATTAAAACTTTATTCAATCACCGGCAGAATTACGCAACGGCAATTCGGGTGCAATGGTGGGTAAGGCGTGGCGGAATAATCAAGTTTCAATTCGTGACCATTCGCCCCAATCAAAACGTTTCATTTATCGAAATAATTTTCCCCTAATCAAATTATTTTTCAATTCATCGGTCAACAAAATTCACAAACTCTTTCATCAAGTGCAGTATATCGTTGTTTTTTTTCAACCACTCCGCTTTGTTTTCGTCATAATTCAGAACCCCGATTTCATGCACGGACTGTTTCCGTTCTCACGATCAATTCTGCACGGCTTGTTTTTAATTCTGAAAATGTATCAAGCAAAAGATCTTTTCATTGATCAAATGAAAGTCATTCTGCAAGGATCTTTTCAAAATTTATCTGCAATTTTTTATTTGTGTCTGTATCAATCGATCATGCGAATTTTTCAATATTTTTCATCAATTCTTTTTCTAATGTTGCGGAAATCTCGAAATCTTGATCAAGTCAAACTTCAATAAGTGCTTGTTCTGCTTCGGTTTTCACAAGTTCATTTTGCGTATCTTTTAAGAATTGGTAATAAATCAAGGCTCGTTTTTCGATCGATAATAAAGGAAATTTCATTTCTGCTTTTTTATCAACCTTGATTGCTTTTCATTCAGTCACATTTTCTTTGTATCGTTTTTTATATTCTGAAAGAATTTCTTTTTCTTGTTTTGCGAAAATCTTTTCAATTTTGTCCAAATATAATTGATCAAATTTGTTATTCCTTTCCATTTTCTGTTCCCAATATTTTTGATTATATTCTTCGGTTCAACGGATCTTTTCTTTAACATTCTTTTCAATTATTCAATCAATTTTTTTTTTCAAAACCAAATCTTTCATGATTGGTTTTTCAACTTCTTTGTCAAGATCTATAATTTCTTGTTCTTCATTTCCTGCGTCAGATCCGGCACCACCTATTCAAAGAATGTAAGCACTCCTTAATTTATCACCGTCTTTTAATGGTGGCAAATTTCTGGTTGCTCTGAATTCGTTTAATGTCATTCAATTTGCAAGCCGGTCTTGACGTGTTTGTTCAAGATCGCTTGGAACAATATTTACAAATTCAAATCGTTTTCATTCTCAAAATAACTCATAATTCAGAACCCGTTGAATTCTTCTTGCAAGCGGTTTAATAACCTTGCTTGCGAAAATTTGTTCAAAAGCTCTAACATTAAGATTTGCACCGCTTCATTCTCAAAGTCAAACCATTGCTTTTGGAACTCCGAAAAATCCTAATATTTCATCACGATTAAAACGGCGACTTTCTACGAAATCCATTTCTTTTTGACTTGGATTTGTTGGTTTATATTTCAAGCCACCTGTTAATATTCAGATTTTATGTGAATTTTCAGTTCATCTGTATTTTTGATCTCGTTTATTTTGGATTATTTCGACATTTTCAGGCGAAAGGTTTTGTTCTGTTTCAAGAACTCCGTCCACGCTTGCGTTATTATAAAAGAATTTCCAATTCCATTTTGACGCTTGATAATCTGCGTCAATTGCTGTTGCTATTGCTTGAACGTCTGAAAGTCATTCAATATTCAAAGGGTAAGGAAAACGCGGATTGAAATTTTGAATTGAAATAATTTCTTCTTTTTCAAAACGTCTTTTTTTATTTGGTGAATATGCGTATTCGTAATGATCAATTTCTGTTTTGCTATCATTCAGAATTGCGTGGACTAAATCCGGACGTAAAATCTGCAAATCAACAACTTTATTTCAAACCATATTTTTTCGAATATAAACCCCACCGTTTAATTTCATGTAGGCGACAATATTCAATAAGAATTCATCTGAAATTAAATCAAGTAAAGGATCATTTATTGGTTTTCCTTTTCAATCCGTAACTTGACGATCCAATTGTGCGACTGATTGTGCAATTGTTGAAATTGCTACAAAGCACCGCCCTTTATAAAAATTCAAATAATCCGTCTTTGAAAGTTTATGTAAATCACGGCTTGAATATTCATTTAATAGATCAACAAAAAGTCAATCTTCAATTCAGTTTCAAGTCGTTTCCACAAAGGCTTTTTTTGACGAAAATATATTTTTAATATTTTTGATCCAATCCATTTTTTTATTTTTTGGAATTAAAGGATTTCTTTTTTCAATTATTATTATTCTTTGGTTCTTTTTCAACGTCTTTTGTGTTTTCTTCCGGCTCGTCGATTATTTCCGGTTTTCTGTCTTTTTCTCTTGGAAAAAATTTGTAATCTTTTTTCATGATTTTATGAAATAGGAACTAAAACGCGACAACTCAAATTGCTTGATAAATACAAGCACGGTCATTTTTCCATGTCAACTTCCCCGAATTCTCCATTCGTTGCGTCGACTTGTTGCACAACTCATCAAAGCGTCCAATCTTGATCAAATGCGTCAATCATTTGTTCGAAACAATTTAATAAAATGTCCATTGCTTGTCAACGGGTAATTTGGTTCATCTCTTGAACAATCACAATTTGAAAAATAAAATTTCTGTAATTGTTTGCTGTATCTGCATAAACGCTCGACATTTCCGTTGGCTCGAACATAACAAAAGGAAATCAAGTTGCTTTCTGCGTAAAATAATTTGACGCTTGAACGAAAACTTTATTTTCCCCCGTTAATGCTTCAAGTTTGCTTTTTATTGCATTTCTAACATTTTGAATTTTTATCATGATTATTTGAATATATCATAAAAGAATTTGTCAATTTCTTTTGAAAATATTTCGTCAACTTCTTTGTCTCATTCTTCAACTGCACGATCCATAAATGGATTTGCTTTTGTTCCTTTTCTTGCTATTGATAGTCGCAAGGCTCACGGCTTCATTGAATGACGTAAAGCCCACCCCGTTATTTTATCAAGTGGTGCATAATGCGGGCGGGTTCATTCGTGGACATAAATTGCGTAATTTGTTGGATTAAATAAGCGTCCCCACGATTTCTTGAATTCTGTGTGGAAATCATTTCTCAAACGCCCTTGATCCGTTGGTGTTTCCTGTATTGCGTATCTTTCTAATAGAATTATAGATTTTTTAATTGAACGGTCAAGAATTCATTGAACGGCGTCGGATCAAAATGTTTCGTAAATCTGTTCAAGCTGTTTTTCGCTTCGTTCAATATCAACCATTATTCATTTTTTGGTAAAACTAAAACCACGCGAATTCTGTCAATCCTTATTCCTTTTACATGTGCAAAAGATTTAACTTCATAATCAACGTTGTCAATTGTCAAAATGTCGCTTTCTCTTATATCAAAAGGTGCGTTGCACTCGAAATTTCGGATCTGTCAATATCTATCAAGACCAACGTCTGAATTATTTGAAGACGCAGGCGACAAATATCATTTCGCACTATTTCATGTGCTAATATAACTTGATTTTGAATTTCCGGAACTATCAACCGAATAAACTAAACGCTTGACTGTTCCTGTATAATAATCTAATTTGAACTTTGTCATGATCTTTTATTTATAATGCAAAAACTTTATATTTATCGATTAAAGTTATAACATTGCTTGTCATCGTCGTTTTGTCAAAAGTAATTGAAGTTCAAGAAACGCTTTCGCTTGAATATCAAGTTGTTTCTTGCGTCGATTGAATATTTCCAACCAATAAAGCAAGTGCAAGTTTCAGATCTGCAAGGCTTCTTGGAATTGACGCAAAATCTGAAAAAATATATTTGAATTCAACTAAAATATTTCAAAATCATCTTGGCAAGTTATTTTTGAAAACAAGCTGTCAATCGTCTTTCAACAAATAAGAATTTTCTTCAAAATCTGTTCGTTCTGCATTCCCCCGTTGATTTGCGTTATACTGCACTTTTTCTAATTCTTCAACATATTTTGGCAAAAACAAAATTCTTTGTCAAGCCCCGTCGAATTTCTTTTCAACTGCTCAAAGTTGCAAAAGATCAATTCAAGTCAATTCATAAATTTTTGAAACGGCACTTTGAATATAAATTCACAAAATAGTATCTTGATCATTTCAAGTTATTCATAAAACAGTTTTTACATAAGAAACTGCGTCGGCTAAATTTTGTGCGTCTGTTTTTGGTGTTTCCGGCATTTTTTCTGAAATATCAAATAAAAAAACGCTTGCATTTATCTTTTAGTGATTTTTTGATAAAATGCAAACGTCCATTTTTATTTTGATTATTTATAAAATTTTAAATAATCCTTTGTATTCATCGAAAACTTTTTTTGAAATTTCATATTCGCAACCTTTATCGAAGGATCCGTTATTATATTTTGCAACAACCTTGATTTTTTCGATTGAAGTGTTTTGAATTTTCTTTTTGAAATCGTCTTCTTGTTTATTTTCTTCGTCGTTTTTGTCTTCTTCGTTTTCAGGCTTTTGGTCATCTGCTGTTGAATTTTCCGCAGTTTCATTTTCTGCGTCCGCATTCTCATTTGATACAGTTTCATTTTCTGCGGTTGCGTCGTTTTGCTCTTGATCTACATTCTGATCAACGGCTTGATTTTCTGCTGTTTCGTTTTCAAGATTTTGTTTTTCTAAATCTTTTGAAACATTCTGATTTTTTGCATTCTTTGACATGGTTTAATTGTTTACGAAATAAAATCTGAAACAATATTCACAAAGGCGGAATGATCCGCCCTTGTTATATTGCGTCAAATTACGCACTTGCAACTCATGTTTTCAAAACTCCAAATGCTTTTGGAAAGATTATAGCACCTGCTATTCTTTCGTTTGCTTTTAAAGATTGAATGTCTTTTTCCCAATTTCCACTTAAATATCAAGCAGAAAGTGAAAGTTGACGTCTATCTCCAAAAGCCCAATTTCTCAAATCTCCGAAAAGAACAAATGCTTTTTCTGCACCACTTGTTGTATCTCATGGCATAGCGTCAACGATTTCAAGTGGGTATCAAAGCAAGTAATTTTCAAGCTGTCAATCTCTAATTGATCTTGTTGAAAAGAAAATTGGCTGACCTTGATTATCTTTTAATTTCTCGATATATTTTACTATATCTTGAGACATGAACCATCTTGGCTGTCCCTTTTTATATTTCATTGGAACGCTTCTTATAACGTCGATTAAATCGTCGTAAGAAATATTCGCGAATTCTTCACCTGTTGACATATTTGTTACATTTACGTCTGTGCTTGCAAGTAATGCTGTCCATTTTGAACTTGCAACTAAAACGTTTGCGTCTTCGAATTCTGCGATTTTTTCACCGATCAATTCTGACATTAAAGACCAAACTTCTTGATCTGTCATGTTGTCTTCGATCAATTCATTTGTTGCAGAAACTAACGCAGTAACTTTATGTGCAACTAATTGGCATTGACCAACTGTTGGCTTGCTTCCTGTGTATGCTTCACCTTCATCTGTCCAATATGCAACAATTGAATTTGTAATTGTTGAAATATTCTTTGTGTCTGTTCACATAGGAATAATTCTCGCATATCTTCTAACAACTCCGGCGTCACCTGCAACTCTGAAAACTTCTCTTGCGAATTCAACAGGCACCATGTATCATCACTCGGCGTCTGTTCATTCGTTTAAATATGTTGCTTTTACTTGTGCAACGTCTGCGTCATTATGACATTTTGCAAGGGCTTTGAAGAATTTTCACATAACTTTTTTTGCTTCGTTTGTGTTTTCTTTTTCTTCATCAACTCACATTTTTACAGTCTTGTTAAGATCTGCAATTGCTTTTTCTAAATTGGAAACTTTTTCTTCCATTTTTGCGTCAACTGTTGCGTCAACTACTCCTGGCAAAACTTCTTTTAAAGTTGTTTCAAGAGTTTCTTGTAATTGTTTTGGATCCATTTTTTGTAATGAATAAAGAATAAAAAGATTTTATTATAACTTGATTTTATGCAGAACGTCTGACACAACTTTCGAAACATTTTGTAATGCTTCTTTCTGCAATTTCATCTTGGCTTGAAGATCGTCGTCTTCGGCGGTTTCGTCCTTGTCATTGGACAGTCAAGATTTTATTTCGTCAAGTATTTCACGATTTGTTTTTTGAATTGCTTTTGCAATCCAAACTGTATTGGCTTCGACTTCGACTGCGTCGCCGTCAAGAACTGCAAGTTCGCCCTTTATTTTCCAATTCTGATCAAAATATTTATAATTTACGTCATCTCGGAAAACAAAATGTTTAGTGTAAAGCTCAACAATATATAAATATTTATTGTTTAGCTTTTCGCGAATTGCGTCTTTTAATTGGTCGTAAATATCTTTTTCAAGATTTACTTCCGTCATTTCTTTTATTGTTTTTTCTTCTTCATTGTCAAGTGAATTTTCTTCGGCGTTATTTTCATTCTCGTTTCATTCTTCGCATGTCGCGTCTGTTCCCGCTTCTTCGTTTGGGGTTCATTCTTCTTTTGGTTCTTCGTTTGCTTCTTCTTTCAAGATCAATCCTTTTGAAATTAAGTCTTCAAGAATTTCTTTTCAAAGGCTCAAAGCGTTTGGATTGCATGGAACAGGAACAAAAGAAACTTCAAGCAATTCTGCTTTTGTGATTATATTTGAATTCTTTTGATCGCGTTCTTTTGGAATAAATCAAACTGAAACTGTTTTAATAAATCCGCCGTCATATAATTTGCGAACGTCCTGTGCAAGTTCAGTTGTGGCGAAAACTCATTCAACGACAAGTTTTTCATTTTCAACATAAATGTCTGTGGCTTTTCAAATTATGTTTTCCACTTTGTAAGTATGATTTGCAATAATAACCGGATTTTTCATAAAATTGTTTAATTCCCGTCATGAAACTTTGATCACTTCACCTGCACGATCAACTGTTTCATCACTTGCAACAACCTTGAAAGTTCCATTTTCTCCGATTTCTTTTATATTCAATCAAGCAAGTTTGCTTGAAAGTTCTTTTGCAAGTTGGTCTGTCAATAACATTTTTTTATCTTTACAAAATAAAACTAATAAGAACTTTTTGAATTGATCAATTTTGCTGTGATCATTTTTGCGTCGCTCATTGAATACAAGGCTTTGAAAGTTAATCCTTGACGAACTAACGCGTCGTTATCTTGCGTCTTCGCAAATTCTGTCATAATTACACTTGCAAGATCAAAAGATAAAGTCGGATTTCATGTTGAAAGTGTTGAATTTGTGTCGATTATTTCAACTCTCATTGCTTTTTTTGTTCCATTCATGAAAATTGTTTTATAAGTTTCGTCATCTCGCAAAAGCTCGACATTTCATTCAACAGTAAATTGCGTATTGCAGAAATCGTCCGGCTCAACGCTTCAAAGAACGTCAACGTCTTCAAGGTTTTTATTTATTGTCAAAGTAAAATTTGTTGCTTTGATTGGACTTGCACTATCTAATCAAGTCAAGTCATCTGCAAAATAAATCTGAACATTCTTTCATAATAAAGCGAAATCGTCTGAATAACTTGGTGTTAAAGTTGCGTTTGCACCTTTCTTTGATCTAAATTCTGCATTTGCTTTTACAAAATCTCATGTTTCCGCTGTTAATTCAAGCGTATTAACCATTGCAAGTGGAAACTGTTTGTCCTGCGTATCATCTGCAAGACCTATCGTCAAAGATTGGTGTTGGTTATTTTCTGCAACTGAAAAAGCGTGCGTAAATTCTCCACTTGATCATGTTGTAGAAACTGAACCGAAAACATTTAATAAAATATATCAAATTGCGTTTGCGTAAACATTGCATTCAAAAGATCATTCCGCCCACTGCTTTGAAACATGTCAATCAAAACTGTCTTCAATAACTCCGATTGAACTTTCATCAATCACTTTTTCTGATTTTTCTTCAAAATCAAGCGTTGCTTTTGGACACCATAAAGCAGGTGCAACGGCTGTTCATCTTGTCGCTTCTTTTCAGAAACCGACATTGATTTTTCTTCAAATGTATCTGGACATGGTTTATCAAAAAGAAAATAAAATTTTTATATTTTCTTTTTATCGGAATTTTTTTTGATTTCAACCGGTTTTCTTCTTTTTGCGTCATTTTGTCGCTTTATAAGATCCGACATTTTTTTCTGCAATCTTTGAAAAGTTCTTTCGTTATCAATGAATAATCTTTTCATGATTTGCTTTTTTGTAAAGCGTTTCTGAAATAAAAAAATCAAATATGCTTTTTCACGGCTTTTTAATCAATCAAATATTTTTTGATCAATAAAGGGTGGTGCAATCAATCTCATTTTTTATTTTTTAATAAAACATTGGCTCGTTTCTTTCAATCAATTCAAAATAAACACGCATTGAAATAACGTCTGCAAAATCCGGCGAACGTCATAAAATCTTTTTGATTTCTTCTTTCGGAATAATTTGTAGCGGTCAATCTTTTTCAATTTTCCATGCTTGAATTACGTCAAGTTCTTCAATTATTCTTGTTTGCAATTCTTCGGACATATTCGGAATTGACAAAGATCAATCCTTGATCCATTTTGCAAGCATAAAGAAACATTGTGAACGTAAATTCAAATAAGTTTTATTCAGTCATTCTTTTTCTTGATCCGTTGCGTCCTTTGTCGGAATTGGCTTTGATCATCATTGGAAAATTTCGCAACCTAACCCCGAAAGTCCCCGTCAAAGTCAAGATCAATCGTAAAGCATATTTTTTAATTTAACATTATATTCAAGTTGTTTCTGCGTCATTAAATGCTTCACACTTTCGGGCGTGGATTTGTTTTCAATAACTGTATCAATTATTTTTCGTCAATCCCGCACCGTAATTATTGTGTCGTCCTTTCATGTTCCCGCAACGTCGGAAATAATATATTTTTCACCTGTCGCCCCTTGATTTGTAAAGATTGATTGCAAGTCGCGGTATGAATAAACTTTATTTGTATCGTCGTCGTATTCTCGATTTCAATAAAATAATCTTTGTTTCAATGGTCAATCCGGCATAAGTGATAATTTTTGGACATAGTCTTCAACATGCGGGTTATCTTTCGCAAGAATTTGAATAAATCTTTTGTGCGGTTCAATCGTTCCCGCTTTTTGTGGCTTGTAAAATTCTTGATAAATCCGGTTTTTTCCTGGATTGCAAGACATTAACAACATTGGTTTCAATCCTAATTGTTCGTTTTTTCGTCTTCAAATTCTCGAAGAAAAAACTTGATATGCTTTGTGGGTAATCTGCACGGCTTCGTCAATAAATCCGCCCGTCAATTCAAGTGATCATAAGTCGTCAAAATCCGGATCAAGAGACGGGTAATATTTTAAATCAAGTAAAATTATTTCGGATCAATTCCGGAAAATTATTGTATTCGGCGTTTGCGGGTCATTTGATCCATGAACTTTGAAATCTTTTCATTCTATCAATTGAAAATCATTCGTCAATAATTTTGTCAAAGTTTTCAAGCTCGTCATTTTCAAGGTTTTCATTTTGGAACGTCAAAGTCCCCGACGGGTTCAAGGGTAATTCAAACACATTGTCGCAAGCCGTAGGCAACCTGTGAAAGTTTTTGATCAACCCGCACCGCCCCCGATTAAAAGTTCAAGAATAGGGTTTTTCTGATCCGTTAAAACGTCCCGAACTTTTGTTTGCTTTCAGAATAATTTTATTTGATTTGTCATTTTATTTTTTCTTTGATATAAACCGCCACTTGCATTTCATCGGACAAATCTATTTTTCTTTTACTGCATTCGTTCTTGATTGCTTGACGTGATATTTCAAAAATATTCTGCAATAAAGATAAATGCACCCGCTTTTTTTTCTGATCGGAAATTTTCCGACTTCTTTTTCAAATTTGATTTCATTTTGCAAACATGATATTATTTTATCATCGATGATTGAATAATATTTATATACTTTTTGCAGAATAAAAAGCAAATAAAAAAAAGACGATTATTCGTCGTCTTCTTCGCTTTCGTCCTGGATTTCTTCTTTTTCATCTGAACGGATTATTTCAACCAATGGTCAATTTGTTTTTAATGTCGTCGTTCATTCATTCTTTGCAACGATTGTCGGTTCTCACAATTCCACTTTTGCAACCTTTCGGATCTTTTCAAGATCTTTCATATTTATTGGCACGTCTTCTTCTTCGCCCGTTGCTTTTGCTTCATTGATTTTTTTTGTATATTGATTTAATTTTACTTTCATTAACTCGTAGGCTTGCTTCTTTGTTTTAAAAAGATCTTCAACGTCTATTTCAAGTTTATTTGCGATCTTGTTTTTTTCCTTTTCCAATGCTTTTTGAATTATTGCGTCTTTTCGCTTTTGCTTTTCCTGTCCCCGTCCTTTTGTTAAAGTCGCCACTCTTGAATTGTAGTTCAAACCTTTCTCAATCCAAAATCACTTGATTTCGTCAATGTCAGATTTGAAATATTCAAGTTTCAATGCGTTGTAATCGTATTTTGTTTGTTGCATGATTTATTTTTTATAAATTAAATCAAGTCGTTGTTCTTTTATTGCATTTGATACATGAAACATCATCAAAGGCGGAACAGACATTCAAATTAAATATTGTGGTCTTACTTTTCAAAATTTATAGTCCTGTGGCCAACTTCAAATCAATTTCATTTCTGAAATATTCAAATATCTTTTTTCTCATCGAACAATATTTTGATCATTGGCTGTTATTGTCAAGGGGACCATATCATCATAGATCCAATGGAATGTAAATAAATTATGTTTCTTTTCAAATCTGAAATCTGCTTGTTCAAGTGATTTGTCTCAAAATTTCGCATATTTTGAAACTTGAAGCATTTTTCATGTCAATGGACGATCAATCTTTCATGAATTGTCTTTGATTGTCTTGAATAAAATTGGCTTTTCATGAAAATCAAGTTTCAACTTTGGCAAATCAAATTCTTTTCTATGTGCACAAAAAAAGATCCTTTCACGTCTTTGTGGCAATCACATTGTGGATCAATCCAAACAAAACAATTGCACAGTATATCACAATTGATCAAATCTTTCAAAAATTTTTTTCAAATATCATTTTGCATTTCATTTCAACATTCATTTCACATTTTCCGCAACAACAATTTTCGGTTGTAATTTTTCAACACAATCAAGATAATCAAAAAACAAATCTGACAAAACTTGTTTTGCTTGTCATTCTCTGAATTTTTTTTCTTTTCATCGTGCTTTTTCTCTAAGTCATGCGGTTGAAAACGTTGAACATGGTGGTGATCAATCCAAAAGATCAATATCAAATAAATCTTTCGGAATTTTTTCATTCGGAATTTTTTTAAAATCCTGCACTCACATTAAAAAATTATATCATTTTCAAAAATTCAATTGATATATTTTGTCCATTTCCGGATCAATTTCACATGTCCCAATCACTTCATATCATGCGTTTTTATATCACATTGATGATCATCACCCACATGAAAAACATGAAAAAACCTTGTATCAATTTTTTTTTACTTTTTCAAGATCTTTCAAATTCCATTTATAATTCATCATTGTTTTCATCATTATCGTTAAATTCAAATCAACAAGCCGGACATTTATGTTGAAATTCTCATAAATCGTCGGGTGTGATTTCTTTATTTGATCAAATAGTTGAATTTCATGAACTTGAAATTTCTGTTTCTTCAAGATCCGGAAATAATTCTTCAACCTTTATTTCCAATTCTCAAATATTGAAATTTTTTATTTCCTGCAATTCAATTTTCAAATTGTCTTCATTCCATGCACTTTCATTCAATTTGTTGTCTAATATGCGGAATTTTTTGATTTGTTCTTCCGTCAAATCGTCAACCCTTACGCACGGACAATCTTTCAATCAAAGTTTTTGACTTGCTTCAAATCTTCCGTGTCAAACAATAATCACGTTGTTTTTATCAATGACAAGTGGTTGCAAAAATCCAAATTCACGGATTGAATTTGCAATTCTGTTTACTTGTGTTTCATCATGAATTTTATTGTTGAATTCATAAGGAATTAACTTTTCGATTTTTACATTTTCAATTTTCATGATTTATTCGATTATTTGAATTAAAACGTTTATTGGATCGTCTTGAACTGACAAAAACATAATCAATCGTTCTGACAAATATTTCTTTCTTAATTTATTATATCAATCAAGATCATTTACTTTTGTTTCAAATTCCGGCGGATCTATCTTTCGTCAAGCGTCCTGGATCTGTTCGGTCATTTGAAAGAATTTTCATTCGTTTATGTATCATTCTGAAACTAACCATTCAATAAATAAATTTTTTTTGCTACATATTAAAGCGTCACTCCGTGCGACTTCGGTTTCTCAATCACAATCTATTCAATAAAAAGTTCAATCGTAATTGTCATAACTTTTAAAAACAATTCAACTTTTAGGCGTTTCAAACGCGTTCAATAATTCAAGTAATTTTTCCATGATTAAAAGCAAAAGTTATAAAAGGAAAACAACGCAAGAATTAACCGCATTGTTCAACAAATAATTGAAACGAATTGAAAATATTTGTCGCCCTTGAATAACGAAAAAGCGGTGAAATATCGAACTAATGCACAAATAAAAGAAATTACGCATTCAAAGACGGGTTGCAATTCATACATTTTTTTATTTTTCTATAAATAAACTAAAACCAAAGCAATTCAAAGGATCGAAATTACAAACAAAAATCTGAATAATGCAACTTCAAATTTTAATACTGACGCAATTATAAGAATTGCAAGAATAACGATCAATAATAATTTTAACATGGTTATTTGATTAAATCAATTAAAAAAGAAACAATTGTGAAAAATCAAACGGAAAAAACAATCAATCAAATAATAAACATGAACCAATAAAGAACATGATATTTTTTATCGTCATAAATTATTTTATTTTTTGCGTCTATTATTCTTCTAAGTTCTTCGATTTTTTGTTGTAAATTTTTAATTTCTAATAATGCGTTTATAAACAAATAAGACGGACGATTTGTTTTTCTGAAAAAAACCAATTCTTTCAATATTTCGTCTTTTGTCATTTTATTTTCATATTCTCAAAATTTAACGCCGTCGATTTCGAAAATGTTTATTTCTTTTTTCATTTTATTCTGCTTGATTATGAAATAAAATAAATCAAAAGATTATTCAACAAATGATCATTGAAAGAACATATTTTGACTTGTCCTTTCGTTTGTGTCAAAGATGAAATGAAATCACCGTCGCACAAATTCGATAAATCGTCAATAATAAATAATGGAACATGATTTTTTGATTAAAGATCTAAATTTTCTTTTGGTTTATAATTCAAACAATTTTCTTTGTAATAATTCCCCTTGAAAAATTTTAATACTTCGATCAAACTTCTTTTGAAATCTACATTCAGACAATTTGAATTTACAGACAAGACCTTGAATATTTGTTCGGCGGGCGTTTCGTTTCCATGTGCTCTGTGTCGGTTGTCATGCTCTTTTACGTCCCGGACTTTCAGATTTTCTTTTTCAGAATTTCCGCCCCTTGAACGTGGAATTCTGTGGTGCTTGTTTGTTTCTTTCATGATTATTGAAATCTAAAATCAAATCGTCATTTTTCTTTCAATATCATTTTCCGGTTTTCTCTATCTGCAAGTTTTGTCAATTCGACTTCTTTTTTCAATTCTTCACTTAATACCGTTTTTGAATATCGGTGGAAAACTTCAACGTCTGTGATCCATTCAATCTTCAATCCATGATCAATTGCATTATGAAATATGAAATCGTCTCAATACCGCAGTTTTAACCTTTCGTCTATCTTTCAAATTTTGTTTCGATCTGATTTTTTTATTGCTCGTGCATGTCAAGAAATATTATTGTCTTTATACCTTAGTCATTCTTCGTGCGGATTTCTGAAAACCGGATTGACAATATTGTTTTCCAAATGCTCTTGAATTATTTTATCAAAATTTTTTGAAACTTCAATATCATCATTTATAATAAAAACATTTTCATTTGACGCAATTTCAAAGGCTTTATTCCGCAATCATGTAATTTTATGATCTGTTTGTTGAATAAAGACTTGAATTGTTCCGTCTTCTTGATTTCGTCTTTCGGTCAAGGCTTTCAAATTTTCTCGTTCTGATTTTCAAGGCTTGTCCAATAGCACCAAAAATTCGATTTTTTCTGATTTGTTTTTCAAAATGCTTTCAATTGTTTTTTCTGTCCGTCCGGTTCGTTTATAAACCGTCATTCAAATCGTCAACATTGATTTCATCTTCTACGGAATAAAAGTCGCCGTTTGTATCGTAATGCTTCAAACAAACTTTTCTATGTGCAAATATTTGAAATCAAAAGTATTTTGCACGTTCATGAAACAAAATGTCTTCGGAAACAGGTGCATGAATTATTTTAATTGATCCGTCTTTCTGATACTTGAATATTGGAAAGAATTTCGGAAACGCTTTTTCAAGCTCAACCCACGATCCATTGATAAATTGAACATAATGTGCGACTTTGAATTCAAAAGGATTATGGTTGTATTCTTCCCGCAACTTTTCCAAAACCGCCCTTTTATACAAGATAAATCATGTTCAAGTATTAGCAATTTCGAAAACGTCATTCTGAACGATCGGAACGCGTTGAAATTGAATATATTTTCTAAATCAATCTTTGTCGGGTTCTCGATCAAATATGCACAATTTATGCGGAAATTGTCTTCATCTGATCAATCAACCAATAATGTCTTTGTCTGCTTCAAGCAATAATTTTAACGCGTCCTTTTGTGGTGCGTTGTCATCGTCGCAAAAAAGCAAATAATCAAAAGATCAATCAAGGGCAAGTTTCACGGCGTAATTTCTTGCGACATGAACCATTGTTCTGATCAAAACTTTTTCTTCCAATTCGTATCAATCCGGAATAATTAAGCTGTCAAGTCCCTTTCTGACTTCGTCGTGGATTTCTCCGGTATAGCTTGGAATTACAAGCAAGATTTTTTTATTCATCGGATTTTTTGTCATTTGATAAAATTTCAACGCATGAATTGAAAACATATTCCGCAACCAATCAAACCGCTTTTTTGATTGTTTCGGCTTGTGGCGTGTCTTCATCTGATCCAAAAGAATTTTTGAACATTTCCGCGAAATTCTCTTGAATTTCTGACTTGTTTTCCATTAAAAGCAAGATTGCGTCTGTATGCTTTGACGCTTTCGCTTTTTGAATTAAGTCTTCAATCTTTCACATTTTCTAATAATTAAGGATTAAAAGGGTAAGACTTCTTCGGTTTCTTTTTCTTCTGCTGTTTTTACTGCGTTGATTTTTCGTCAACGAATAGTATTGAAAACTCCGCCCTTTTCTGTTTTCTTGCATGAAATAGAAAAGTTCACGTCATAAATTCCACCAATCTGCATTGCACCGGCAAGGCTCAATTTTTCGTTTGAAAAATCGATCGCGATTGTGTTTGGAAATTCAACTTCGGGTTCAACTTCGACAAAAATCAATGTTTGTTTCTTGAACTCGTTTTCTCATTCACCGAACGTCTGAACGTCCATTTTTTCTTTTAACTCTGCTCTGATTTTCATGTTGTTTTAAAATTATTGAATAAAAAGGTTAAAAACTTTTCATTTGATCGTTGGCTTCGATCAATCGAATTCAACTTTGAATTCGGATTTTTACTTGGTGCATAATATAAAGAATTACGCGAAATCCCAAAGAATTTACAAATATGCTTTATTCAAACACGCTTTCAAAATCAAGGGTATTCGCGGACAAATTCTTTGTGCAACTGCTCGATCTTTTCTTTTGCTGTCATTATTTCGGCGTTATTTGTAAAGTATGTCAATAAGTAACCGTCGCCCCGTCCACCGTTTCTCAATTTTGGATTTTTTCTTTGATCGCTTTTTTATCGATCACAATTTCAGTTTTTTCTTTTTTGAATTCGTCCGGAATTTTGCTTTCGTCTTCAATAACTACTGCTCACGGGTTCTTTTTAACTGTAAATTTCTGAAATGTAAATTCAATTGATTTCAACTGATTTTGCAACATTCCATTTAAAATATTTTTCTTTGCTTCTTCTTCTTTTTGCGTCAATTCTGCAACTTCAAGTTTCTTTTCCTGGATTTTCTGTCGAAATTCTGTTTTTTGTAATTCAAGCTCTAATTCACGCAATTCAATTTGTGCGTTGGCACGCTTTGTTTGGATCGTTCGAATACTGTCCCCAATCTCTTGCAAATTTGTTTGTGGATTTTCCATAATTCAAAATTTTTAGGATCTAAAAAGTGCAAATATTATCTGAAAAAAAGTTATCTTTGAAAAAGATATTTATTTGTTCAATAGCTTCATCAATTGACCAAACATTGTCTTTTGTCTGTCGCAATAATAAACTATTGCAACTGTCTTTGTAAATATAAATTCTTGCAACAAAACAATCTTTAATAATTCAATCAATATTAAATCACTTTTTTTCAATAACTCATTTATAACGAACGTCTTTTGTATTGAACTCAAAATTAAATGTTGACATGAAATTTTCCAATCTATTCAATCATGTCTTTTTATTTTCTTGATTTTTCATTTGTCAAATTTTTTAATATATAAAAGTCAATTTTTTGATTTTATTTTTCCCACGTTGAACGTCATCTTTTTTTATTTTCCGTCAAATTTTCATTTAATCTTTCGTCAAATTTTTCTTTATAAAATTTTGATCTTGGATCGTCTGCGGGGTATATGTCGACGTCGTCAATATTTCTAATCGTTTCAACTGCAACTGGTGGTAAAGATTTTAATTCGTCGTTTTCTTTTTCAAGTTCTTCAATCCTTTCGTCTTTTTTCTCAATATCTTTTATTTTATATCATTTGTCTTGCATAACGCGTCAAATTTGTTTCAATGTATTTTCTGTTCTTACTTTTTCCGCTGTTTCATAATCGCAATAAATCGTTCATACAAAATTTTTTCTTTCAACGCGTCAAGTTGCATAGTGTAAATATTCAACTTTTCAATATTCGTCATCAACTTTGCTTGGATCATATTCAAGCATTTTTCTGACGGGTTTTCAATAAATTTCAACCAATTTTCAAAGCCGTTTTGGTAATATCAAATATTCGGCTCAAACGTGATAAAATCATTTCTTCATGGCATTATAAATAAAGAATAAAAACTTTTTGAATTTTGTTTTGATTTTGTTTTTTCTTATTCGTGGTTTTATTTCGCAATTTTTCATTGAAAACTTATATTTCCACCCCGCTTTATAAACTTCGATTTGTCATTTAATTATACACCATTTTCAAACGCATTTTTTCTTTTTCATTTTATATCATGAAACTCGCATATGCGATCTTCAGAATAATCGCGTCATCGGACTTTTTATCAAAGCAACACGGCGTCCAATAACTCCAATTTTGTTTAAATAGGATTTCGAACAACGCGTTCTCGATATAACATGGACAAATCAAATTATTTTCATCTTTAGCGGGTTTTTTATCTAATAGGTGGCGGAATTTTTATTCAAAGATTGTCTGCGACTTCAATTGCTGTTTCTATCAATTCCGAATATTCAAATTTTGTCATATTTTTCGAACTTGTTTTTTGTAATAGTCATTTCATAACGGCGTGAAGATATTCTTTTCAATCCATTATTATTGGCATTCAACCCAAATAAAACCATTGAACGCCGGCGAATCAAGTTTCGTTCGCGATCGTTTCCAACACGACGCCCCGATAATATCACGACTGGGCGTCGGTTTTTTTTCAATATCTTTTAATTTCAATTGAATATTCGCCGTCCTTTTGATCGTTTAATCGTTCAACGATTTGTTTTCGGTTTATCTTGCTTTTTTCTCCAATCCGTTTCATGAATTATTTTTTATATTTCATAAATCATTGGATTTCTAATTTTCGTCTTGATCATACGTCATATTTTTTCTCGATTTCTTCAATTACGTCTCCGGCTGTTTTCCCTTTTATATCAAAACTTCATGATTCAACCGCCTTTTTAAAATTTTCAAAATCTTGTTGTGTAAATTCTTGTTTGAAAATATTTGGATCAAAATCTTTATTTTCTTCGTCAAATTCAAGCGGATCTTTTTTCGTCTTTACTGGCTCTTTTTCTTTCTTTGGCGTCCAGTCTTTAACAATATCTTTTTCCGGATCGTCTCCAGTCGAGATTTGAAACGTTTTCATAAATATATATTTTACGGCTCATGTTATAGCTTTATAAACTCATTTGTCCCCCGTGTCGTTTCATGATCCACACGCGTATCATTCAACCTTTGAACCGTCTTCAATATCGACGAAAAAATAATGAACCGAAACGTCCGTGATAAATTGTTTGGTTCAACTTCTTGTTGGCGAAATTTCACGGCAACCCGTTATTTCGCTTGAATAAATAAAAGCAATCTTATAAAGATTGAATAAATTTCTGAAAGTTCAAGAAATTTGATCGTCCGAAAAATACGAATAACCTTGTTGTTCATTATTTCCGGCTTTTTGCATTCCGTCCAATTCTGAACGAACGCCCGCAAGTTTGGAATAAATCCCGAATGTTTCTTTTTTGCAATCCATTTTTTATATATTAAGAATAAAACCTTGATTTTCTTATAATTATTTTTTTTACAATTTCAAGTAAATTTTTTATATTTTCTTCAGTATTTTTCGCGTGGATTTTTTCGTGGTGAAATCTACATAAAGCGATTAAATCTGAACCGTCCGATTTATTTGTCCTTTTTCATCTGAAGCACCTTGAAATGTGGTGAATTTCCGTCGCTATATTCGGACAGTCGGGAATCTCGCAAAATATCGTGTCGGTTCTCGATTTATGGCGTGATTTCAACCAGTCGTTTTGATATTTAAGCATTCTTCTTATTTCTTTTGATAAAGTCAAACGCGTATTGAATAACATAATTTTCAAACGTTTTAATCAATTTGTCGGCGTTTATACAATCTGCATTTATTAAAGCGGTTCACAAAGATTGAACGAATGATCCGCCATATTCTTGGAATGCGTCAGCAAGTTCTATTTTACTGAAATGAACACGATCAAAATATTTTGATTTTTCGTCATGAATTATTTTTGTGACTTCGACGTTTTCCAAATACATATCGAAATTGACTTTATAATATATCTTTTTATCACTCATTTACTTTAAAATCAGGAAATAAATCTTCATAGTGATCTGCAATCAATCTGAAACATTTATTGCAAACGACTTTTTGTTTTTCTTTTTTTTGGTTGTCGAATCGGAATCTTTTTTTCATGATCGTTCGCCCGTCCGTCATTAAAGTTCAACACCTTTCGCATTTAAAATTTAATGATTTAATGCTTGTTTTTATAAATACTATATCGTCAAGCGGTGTTTTTATGATTTTGTCGCCCATTTGTAAACGAAATAACAATTAAAAATAAATAATCCAAACCCGATCGCAAAAATCGAGAAATAAACGGCAAGTGCGAGATTTATTCACGCAAGGATCAATCATTTTTCATTGTCCGTTGTTGAATTTCGAAACGTTTTTTTCTTTGGAAATCAAACCATAACATTTTTTTTCATGATTTTTATTTTTTAACGAATAAAAAAGACTTGCTATTGTGCAAGTTCTTCGCACCTTTTCAAAGCACCTTTTCTTGTTTTGAAATGTGATCTTGAATAAGGAACTCTAAATTCTTCACCGTCTCGAACTGAAACGATAAAGATTTGATTTCATGAAAAGAAATTGATTTGAAATAATTTTCCGTTGATTTCGATTTTCTCCATTTTTGCAAGTCTTAAAGAATAAAAAGCAATCCATATTTATTTTTACGTTCTCTTTATATATTTATTTTTTACAATTTCAAGTCTATTTTTATTTTTTTATTTGACAAATTTAATTTTATGTGTTTGCTTATATCTCACTTTATAAGCACTCCGGATTTTTGATTTATCTTTGACGGCGTTTCGTTTATCAAGGCAAACTTGGGCTTGATAATCTCCGGAACTCCAACGCGGATCGTTTATTCGGACGTTATTTGTTTTATTGGGCAATAATTGACAAAGTCATCTTTCGCCATATCTTCAAACCGCGTCTTTATTAAACATTGCTTCTTGCATAAACGTTTCGACGATCGCAATATCTCCGGACGTTCATTCGTATCGTAAATTCGCCCAACGGTTCGCGTCCGAATAATAATCAAAACCGTCGATCGTTATTGAATAATTTAAAGGATTTTCCGGATTTACCCCCCCCGTTTGATTTTCGATATTATTAAAGGCAAAAAGGAAATATGAAACAAGCAAAATAATATTTTCCATGATTATTTTCAACAAATAAAATCAAATAATGTTCTCGTTCATTTTTCTTTTTTGTATTCGTCACCGTGTTTTCGTTTATAATCCGATTTTATATCTCGAACCCGAACTAATTTTCGTCAAAGTTTATCTGTTTGTCGGGCTTCGTGATCCAACGGCAAAGTCTGTTTTCAAAAACTCGCCGATCTATTTTCGATTTGAATTTTTCCTTGTAGTCGTTCAATTCATTTTAAAGTTGGAATCCGTCAAGAAATTTCTTCGCCGTTTATTGCTGTTTTTCGTTTTACGTGCGAAATTATTCAAAAATGTTTCATCTTCCCAAAAACCGAATATTCCACCGGCGTCAAATCCAATTCCGAAATAATCGCCGGACGATTTCGTTTTTGATAAAATAAAACCAACTTTTCAAGCATGACAACATTCCATGCGTTTAATTTGTGCGTGTATGCTGAAACGACGTTTCAACAACATTCGCAAGTCTTTGAGTATTTCATTTCTTGTAAAATAAGAAAATAAAAACTTTATTTTTTGCGGGCTTCATAAATCTCTCGTAAATGTCAAGCCCCGTTCGTTTTCAAATTCTTTTCGTCTCTTTCTTCCTTTATCTTTTGCAATTCTTGTTTTATTTTTGGATCGTTTTGTGTTGCGATAAATATTTCTATTTCGTCCGGATTATATGGTTCAACGAAATTTATTCAACTAACGGCGACAATATTTCATGATATTTTTACAAATTTTCACGCTTTTTGTAATACGGCGTTCATTTCGTCAACCGTTCAAACTGCGATTAAAATTTCTCATGAAAATAAATGAACACAAACGAAATCTTTTTTTTCTGAAACTGCAATCGTTCAAATCATTCGAATAAATTATTTATGTAAAGCGTCAAAGTCAACAACGACGGGTTTATAATTCTTTATTTTTTCAATCATGCGGACTATATAAGGCACGCCGTCTTTATCTTTCTTGCGTAGTTTACTGATTGAAAGAATATTTTCAGATCGGAATTTATCTTGTTTTATATAATTCAAGACGACTTGAATAATATCATTATCAAATCAATCTTTATTTAATTTGTCGATCTCCGAATATTGTTGAAGTAAATAATTTTCGTTTTTTTTCATTTGATACGCGATCGACGGATTTTCCGGATCAATAAATTCATTCACGAATTGATATTCTGAAAAATCTTTTTTCAACGCGATTTCTTTTTTTTCTTTTTTCGCGGAACTTTTTTCTTTTTTTTCTTCCATTATATTTTCTTTTAACATTATATTTTTATTATTTTTTAACATTATATTATTTTCTTTATTATATTCTTTATTATCTATTATATTATTAGTGGACATTTTGTCTATACCCCCCATGACATTTTGTCCATACCCCGATGACATTTTGTCTATACCGGTGACAATTGGAACACACCTATATTCACAAAATTTAATATTATTTTGATAAACTTCTTTTTTTTCGATAAATCATTTATCAATTAAACTTTGTAAATTCCTTTGAACGTTTCTTTTTGTTGAATTCGTTCGTTCGGCTAAATATTGCAATGATCAATGGAAATAATGATCGTCACTTTGATTCGTGAAACTGTTTATAATAGCATAAACAAATAATTCGTTTCAATGAAGTCATAACTCCGTCAGCATTCGTCCTTGAATAAGAACAAAACTTTCGTCTTTGATCATTTTAATATAATTATTTAAATAAAAAGCACTCAATCCAAATAGGGTGGATCAAGTGCTTTCATATATGATAGGAAATCGCTTGCAAGATTTCCTTTTTCATACCTTAATAATCGCGTGTCACCCTATTTGACACTCATGATATAAAAAAATAAAAGACAATTTCAAGACAAAAAAGTCTTAAAAAATTTGACAAATATTTTTTTTCGTATATAATTATATCGTCAAATTAAATATGACGCTTTTATTCCTTTAGAAAAACACATGGAAACAAAAATCAAAAGTTGTGAAGTATTACGCAACAAATCAAAATGTCTTCGGGTTGACTATTGTAAAGAACCCGACATTTTTAAAAGATGAGAAATTTTGAGAAAACGAAAACGCACGATCGACAAAATGTTAAAAGTCGAAGAAGAAATTTCAAAACTTTTACTTGCTGAATTAAAACAAAATGATTAAAAACGCTATTAAAACAAGAATCGTTAAATCGATTGAAAAATGAAAAATCTTCCAAAATTTTATTTGGTGGATTGATAAACGAATTATTTGTGCTTTGATTTTCGGCGTTTGTTTTATCGGCAAAGTGCAAACTTTAAATTTTATTCACTCGCAACGAATATTTGTCGGTTGAATAATCTGTGTTAATTTATTTGCATTTTTTGACACGATAATATCGGCATTCTTGAAAATTCGAAAGTTAATTCCACATATTGAATTTTTACAACCGAAAGAAAACGAACCGAAAGACGCTATTGACGGCGTTGAAAAATCCGATTTAATTTCGTTTATTCTTCAAAATAAATGATTCCCTTTCATGAATGCAAAAATGAAATTCTGAATGAATCCAAAAGAATATAAAAAAATCGGTGACAATCTTGAACGTGTTTGAATTCTTGTTCGCGGTGAAAATAACGCAAGAGTTTTAAATGAAAATGTGACGCGTGAAACTTTGGAAAATATTTTCAACTGTTCCGACTCAAATGATCTATTTACCCCCCTACTCCGCAACGGAAATTCGTTCACCGTTCAAAAACTATAAAACCGCACGAGAACTAATAAAAACCATTAAAAAACGACGTAAAAACCACGCCGTTTTTTTAAAAAACCAACCCGTCCGGATTGGCTTTCAATTCCATGAAGAAAAAACACAATTTAATTTTTATTATTCATGTCAAAAATTTCAAGTTATTTTTATATAACAAAAAATCCGAATATGCGACATTCGGAAATTTTGCAAACTGAGATCATGAAGTGAATACGAGTAGCATTCGAAATGAATATAAAAATTTCAAAAAGAAAGTCAAAACAAAAACGGATCAAGAATGATCCGCTTTCGTATGGATTGCAAACCCGCAAAGACTTGCAATTTGTTTTTTAATTATTTTCAAACGGTTTTCAACCAAAAATTCTATATAAAACAAGCAACATTTCCAGTCTTGTCATTGGGCGATTTGGTTCAAGGCGGTTTCATCATTCTTGCGGAACTCCTTTTATATATCAATTATCTTTCGCCCGTTTGACTGCTTTATAAGATTCTGAATTTTCGTCAACGTTCGCAAAATCTATAAATAATGCGTCTGGTTTAATGTCGTCAAAATCCCAAATTTCCCAATATCTCCAACCGAAAACATTATTTTCTAATAATTGCTTGAATATGTCGAAAGATATTTCAAACACGGACAAAGTTTTCGTTCATTCTTTATTTTCCGTGTTTCGTGATCGTGAATTTGCGAATCAAACGATTTTTCTTTTGAAATCTATTTTTCAAAGAACGATTGCGTGTCACCAACTCGTTTCGCTTTGTTTATAAACGGTCTTGATTTCTCCAGCCGACATTTCTTTTGAAGTTTGGCTGTTTCATCTCAAATTCCAATATAAAGGTTTTTTAATGCTTAAATAATAAGTAATAACCTTTAAAAATCTTTCGAAATCTGCATTGACTCCACTGTATGAATAACCGTCAATTTTAAATGAAAAATCTGTTCAATCTGCGAGTTTTCCTTTTACTCCGTTTTTTCTCGCACTTTTTAAAGCGTTTTCCAAATAATCTCCGCTTTCGTTTGCTTCCCGTCTTTTTCATTGATTGTTCACCCATTGATATTTTTGATCGACGAAAATTTTATTATTCATGTGATCAAAAATGTTTTCAATCAATATCGCATGACAAATAGCGGTCGCCGTGCAACAAGGAATTGAACCTTGTTTATAAGTTTCGTTAATTTCTTTAATTAAGTCAACTTCTTCGGGCAAGTCTTTTAACATTTCGTCCGTGACGGTTCACATAACCATTTCCGTCTCAAAATCTCTTTTGTCCATTTCTTCCGGACTTTTACATAATGCACCAGTTGTGAATTCGTTCTCCATTTTTATATTTTACAAGATAAAATTATTTTTTATCGAGTCGTCCTTGCTGTTTTCGGAAATTATAAAATAATTGTCCGGACGCATAGGATCAAGAAATAAATCAAACGATTTGTTGTCGAGTTGTTTCGTCAATAAAATATTGACGGGCTACATAATAAATTCCACCGAAAACAACCGGCAAAAGAATTGACAAAGTTGTTTGACTAATCTTTGTCTTTAATGATAGCCGAGTGACGATTTGCGTAATCAATCCACCGGCGATACTTAAAAGCGCGCTTTCCATGATTGCAAAAATTAAAAACTAAAAAATATTTGATTTTATCACTAAACCAAGAACCGCAGTTAATACGGCTGTGATAACTATTCGAATAACTTTTGATTGATTGGATTTCAATTCGTCCAACATTTTTCATTTTAGTTCGAGTTCTTTTTGCATTGCTTCAATCGTCAGTTCAAATGTTTTTTGAGAAACGAATTTTTCTTCAATTCATCATTCAAAGATAAAAGAAGAAATTTTTGAAACGTTTTCATCAATCTTATTGATTGTTTCTTTCATTTGTTTCATTTCTAATTCTAAAACCTCGACGCTTTTTGGAGTTGGCATAATCCAAAAATTAAAAATTAAATTATATTTTCTTTGTATCTTTTTTTTTGAATAAATCAATAATTATATTTTTCATTTTTTGTGAATCAATTTTTTATAATATTTCTTTGTTTTATTCTTATTTTTATTTGATATTTCATAAAAATAATACCTATTCAAAGACGGTATTATTGGATCAATATATTTTTCATATAATCTATAAGAATCACAATGACAAATTCGTCAAATATAACTATTTATACTGCACCACTCCTTGAACGTCCGCATAATTCATTTATCTTGCTTTTCTTTTAATTTCAACGCTTTCTTTTTGAATTTTTCCGCCGTTCTTTTTCTCAATAATTTATATCAATAAAAATATCTATATCAAACATAATCGACTCATCTTTCGCCCGTCGGGAATATTTGATAATTCGGTTTAATTCTCAAATTTAAACACCCGTCGAGATAACCTTTCAACCTACGAAAAACATATCTTAATCGCCTTTTGCTTTCTCATAATATAACTATGTCGTCCATATATCTTATAACGTATTTGCAATGGATCGTTTCTTTTAATCGATGATCGCAATATGAAAGATAAAAATTCGCGAGAAATTGCGATAAATAACTTCAAATTGGCAAGCCCCTTTTTCAAGGGAATGAGTCAACGATCATGTCAAGAAGTTTTAATAAATCTTTGTCTTTAAATTTCTTTCTTAATAGCTTTTTCAAAATCCTATGGTTGACGTTCGGATAAAATTTTGAAATATCTATTTTTAAACAATACGCCGTCCCTTTTTCGTCTCTCATGTATTGATCCATGAGTTTCATCACGTGCGTCATTCATCTTCATTTTACGCTTGCACAAGTAAAATCCGTGAATATCTGCATAAAATATTTTTCTATTTGAAGCATGATCGCCCGTTGAATAATACGGTGCGGGTAGTATTTCAATTTTCGCAATTCTCTTGATTTTGTTTTATCTCGAATAGTCGAAACGGAATAATCTTTCGCAGAAATAAAATATCTTTTTTCTTTTAATACTTTCTGAATTTTCGTCAAGAAATATTCTTCGCTTGCATTTACCATTTTGACTTCCCTATATAATGCTTTATCTTTTCTTGCTTGTTTATGGGCTTCTTTTAAATTGTCCAAATCGTAAATTTTCTCATAAATATTTCCATATCTTTTCATTTTTGATTTTGTTTTTTACCTATAATGTTCCTTTACAACCGAACTTTCATTATATGCAGAGATAAACATTGTTAATCCCAAGTGGTTTATATACGTATAATTACCAATACAGTCTCCCCAGATTTTTATGTTTTGCCAAGTGGCAGGGTTATATAGCTATCATTTAACCAATCTTGATCCAACCTTTAGGGTTAAACCAAGC